ATTTTTAAAGCTAGATATGCTATACATTCAGAGGAAACATGGGAAGAACTAGCGATAAGAGTAGGAAATGGGGGAGCAAGTGTTGAACAACATTTAAAAGATTGGACAGACGAATTTGCAGAAGATATATATAATATGAGATTCTTACCCGGCGGGAGAATTCTAAGAAATATAGGTAGACCAAGAGGAACATTATTTAATTGTTATGTAGAACCTTTAGAAGATTCAATGAGACAGATTGGACAGTTTCAAATGAATTGTGGTATTCTATGGTCTGAAGGTGGGGGAGTTGGTTGTAATGCATCTTTTTTGAGACCTGAAAATGCTCCTATTATTCAGAAAGGTGGAGAATCAAGTGGGCCTATATCCTTTCTGAAATGGGCAAATGCAGGAGCAAATTGCATTAAAACAGGTGGGTCTAGACGTGCTGCTGCATTAGCAATGATGCATGTTCAACATCCAGATATTATTAAGTTCATTAATGCTAAATTAGTTGATGGTGAATTGAATTGTTTTAATATTTCAGTTGCAGTAAATGAAGAATTCCTTGAAGCTGTAGAGGGAGATGAAGAATGGGATTTATCTTGGAAAAACAAAAATTGGCAGACGGTAAAAGCAAGAGAAATTTGGGATTTAATTCTCAATAACATGGTTCGATGTGCTGAACCGGGCCTTATTAATTGGGATAATCTAAGAAGCAATAATTCATACTATTATGATCCTATCATATCGACAAACCCTTGTCAACCATCTTGGGCAACAGTCTTAACACCAAATGGAATTTCTACTATTGGTGATATTAAAATTGGAGATAAGATATGGAGTGAAGATGGATGGGTTAATGTAATAAATAAAATTAGTTCAGGTATTAAAGATGTTTATAGATATAGAACTAATGCTAGTATATTTTATGGAACAGAAAATCATAAAGTATTAAACAAAGGAGAAAAAACCGAAGTAGATAAAGCAGTTTGGATAGATATTTTAAATGGTGTTTGTCCTGAATTAGAATTTGATCAATTTGATGAACAAGCTGTTATTGATGGTTTACTTATTGGTGATGGTTCTGTTCATTCTCCTACTGAATATCCTACCATATATCTTTGTATAGGAAAAGATGATCAAGACTATTTTGATTCTGAAATTAAAAATTACTTATTAGAAAATAGAACAGGAATTCATGATTATGCATGGACAGTTAAAACCAATTTAACTGTAGATGATATTCCCTTAACTTATATGAGGAAAGTTCCTGATATTTATAAATTTGGCAGTCAAAATAAAGTAAGGTCTTTTTTAAGAGGATTATTTTCTGCTAATGGTAGCGTTTTAACTGAAAGTGGAAGTAAAAGAATTCAGTTAAAATCATCATCATATCAAATAATTGAAGATGTTCAAATTATGTTATCTTCTTTAGGAATTCAATCTTATATAACTTCTAATAAAGGAGTCATTGTTCAATGGAAAAATGGGCCTTATAAATCTAAAAAATCTTATGATATTAATATAACCAAAGGAAGATTTATTTTTGAAAGGTTAATTGGATTTATACAAAAATATAAACAAGAAAGATTAGAAAAAGTTAATAAAGTATGGTTAGGAAAGAAGAATAAACTTAGCTATGAAATAAACCATAAAAAATATATATCTACTGAAGAAGTATTTGATATAACTGTAGATGGAGAACATCATACTTATTGGACAGGTGGATGTAATGTTTCAAACTGCGGCGAAGTTCCCCTTGGAGCACATGGGGTTTGTTGCCTTGGAAGTTTAGTCCTACCAAATTTTATCACAGGAACAAGGAACACAAATTGGCAATTAATGGAAAAGACAATCCATAATGCAGTCCGTTTTCTTGATAATATCATACAAATAAATAAATATGTAATTGAAGATATAAAACGTAAAGCCTTTGATGGTAGACGAATTGGATTGGGTGTTATGGGTCTATCCGAATATTTATTCTCTAAAGGTGTCAGATATGGTTCAAAGGATGCAACGAGAGTTATTACTAGATTAATGGAAAATATTAGAAATTTTGCATATGAAGCTTCAATTAAATTAGCAGAAGAAAAGGAACCATTTCCTAAATTTGATTCAAGGGAATATTCGAAAGCTCATTTTATTAAAAGATTTCCTGCTGAAATTAGAATGAAAATAAAAAAATATGGAATTAGAAATGTTACTCTAATGGCAGTTGCACCTACTGGAACAATTTCACTTTTACCTGAAGTAACAAGCTCAATAGAACCATTACCATTCAAAGCATATCTAAGACATGATGAAATAGGGGATAGAGCTTATATTCATCCAATATACAAAAATATTATAGAGAAGGGAGAAAATACTCCTGATTGGTATGTTGATTCAACAGATTTAAAACCACAAGACCATTTTGAGACACAAGTAGCTGTTCAAAGATATGTTGATAGTGCTGTATCTAAAACTATTAATTGTCCTAAAGGATTTAAAGCTGAACAATTATCAGAGTTATTACTTGAATATATAAGAGATTTAAAAGGGGTAACATTATATGTTGATGGGTCTAGAGAAGGACAAATATTGAATTCATTGACGAAAAAACAAGCAAAAGAATATTTACAGAAAGGAGATGCTACACAAGATCAAGAAGAAAAAAATTGTTTAACAGGAGAATGTGAAATATGAAATATCCAAAAATTGTAAGTAGAGAAGCTATTTCTCTTACTGATGATTTTATTCTATATTTAGAGAAAGATGATAATGATGAAATTCATTATACTTTATATAAAGAGAACTTTCATATGACTCAAAAAGAAATTGCTGATGAAATAGGATATACTGAGTCAGCTATTTGTCAAATTTTAAAGTTAGCTTTAAACAAACTATTTTATAGAGTAAAAAGAAATAATAAGGATTTAAATCCAATTGAACTAACGGCTTTAATTGGTAAAATATTAAATGTTAAAACAGATACACAGTATAAAAAATATTTTCAGTCATTACCAACTAATATAAAAAATGAGGTAATATCATATGCAGTCAAAAAAAGATTCAATTAGACTTTGTACATTTTGTTATAACTGCAAGAAAAAGAAAAATAAAATATATTGTAAATTGGGAGTATGGGAAGAACTTGATAATGGAAGAACTATTCTTCATACTCCTTATGATTTTAATTGTCCTAGATATGAGGAAGTATAATGTTAGACTTACAATTTGTTCAACAATTTATGTTACAATATTTTGAGCAAACCAAAGTAAGCAACAATGGAACACATTTTCTAGCGAGATGTTTACTTTGTGGTGACTCTAAAAAGAATCCATATAAAAAAAGATTTAATCTTAATTGGAATAATGGAGTTCCGGGTTGGCATTGTTGGAATTGTGGAAGACATGGAAATTTCATCGAGATTTATTCCATAGTCAAGGGGTTAAATTATGATGATGCTAAAAAAGAGCTTTTTTATATATGGAAGGACAATGAAGAGGTAAAAAAAGAGTATAAAAGAAAGAGTAAAAAGGTTGATAATCCATTAACTAAAAAAGAAATAAATTATGATAATTTTGATTGGATAAGAGAAAAATCCTTTAGCATATATGATGAAGATAATAGGTATGTTTTAGAATTGAGGAAATTTTATAAATCAAGAAAGATACCAACAAATTATATTTTATATATATGTTATGAGGGAAAATATAGGAATCGAATAATTATACCTATATTTAATGAAAACAGAGAAATAATTTATTTTCAAGCAAGAAGGATACCAAATACAGGATTAAAACCAAAATATGATAATCCTGTTTCTCCTAAAGAATTAATTATCTTAAATAAACATAAATTTGATAGAAAAAAATCTATTATAGTTTGTGAAGGATTAATTGATGCTTTTATGATAGGCTATCAAGGTACTTCTTGTTTGGGAAAGGAGATATCTGAGGAATTAATAAAAGAGTTATTAAAATTAACTGATGAATATGTGATTATTGCTTTAGACAATGATGCTGAAGCATATAAAGCTCTAGCTAAACTTTTCAGAAAGAATCGCTACGCTAAAAAAGTCAAATATTTTTTATATCCTTCTAAATATAAGAACAATAATGATATAAATAATATTGTAAAAAGTGAGAATGAGGGTATAGATATGTATAATTTAATTACCCTTAATTCAGTAAACTATTCACAAGCCTATACTAAATTATCTATATCAAATATGTTAAGGGGGAATTAGAAATGAGAATAACAGCTATTGGAACTGACTTAATTAGTGTTAATGAAGATAACTATGCTTTAAGAGAATTTCAAAATATACCAAGGGTTCATTTGATTAAATTAGATTTTGTGATGCCAACTTATGAATTAGTAAGGGAAGTATTACATCTTTTTCCAAAGACAAATAGATTTATTGTTGAGGATAATATTAGAGATTATAATTCTATATTAAGAAGAACAGAAAAAAAGTATTATGTTATGAATAAAGAAGGAGCAGAAATAATAAGCTTCTTTAGAAAAAATAATAAAATACTTTTAAATTTCATGAATCTTACAAAAGAAGAAAGAGACTTCTTTTTAATGGATGGTGTATTTGAAGATGTTTTGAAGAACACAGAAGTTATTGCACTAACAAAGAAAATCTATGATGAAAAAATAGAAGTTCTTGATAAGTGGAAAGGAAACTGTATTATCTTAGATGAATCTGAAAAAATATAATGAAAATTTTAGCTATCGGCCCATATATAGGTTCATGGCAGGAAGAAATATTCACTTTTAGACCATATGCAAGATGGTTATCTGAAGCTGTAAAGTGGGATAAAATATATCTTTCTACTCATGTAAATAGGTTATTTCTTTATGATTTTATTCCAGAAGAAAATATTATACCTGTTTACCAACAATTTTCAAGGGATGAAAAAGGACAAAGGGGATATATACATAAAAAATTAAGTAAAAAAGATTTTAGATTAATTTTAAAAAATTTTAAAGAAAAAATAATTGAAAGAGAGTGTTGTAATAGGAAAGATATTGAAATACATCATTTATCATATACTAAAACAACTCCACCTTACAGTATATATAATAAGATTTTTGAAAATATTCCCGAAGTCTCAATAGAAATTCCAGAGGAATATGAGAACAAAATAGTTTTAATTCCTTCTAAACAAGAAAAGATAGAAAAGATTGCATATATCTATGAGTGGTTGAAAAAAAATTATGATGTTATAGTTGTTGGTAATACGGATACATGGTTCTCTAAGGATAATGTAGTTCTAAATCAAATAGATTATTTTGAAAATGGATGGAAATATATTATTCAATATATAACTAAAGCTAAAGCTGTAATTTGTCCATTAAGTTATTGGACAGGAATAGTTAATTTACAGGCAAAATACGTTTTTAGTTGGGGAGAGAATCCAGGTCAATACAGATATAATGGAATTTATGGATTTGGAAATGAAAAATCCACAATAATACCAACTAATGATGATACGAGTCCTGAAATAATAATAAAAAGTATAAGGAGCTTTATCCATGAAGTTCAGACAATTTGTAGGAGAAGAAAAGGTAGAGGAAATACAAAAAAAGATCAAAAAGAAAAAGGTAGTTCAAACTAATCTTGGATTTACTGAAGAAGAATTTTTGAAAAATGTTTTGAGGGAAAATCCCGATGGAAGTAAAATAAATGATATCGAATCTTATCTTGGATATGGTTTAAGTAAAAAAGCATTAAAAAGAATTTTTGATTATATTAAAAGTTGGTTGATAAGATATAAAATTCCTTTTGAAGCTGTGAACCCATACCTTACTATATATTCACTTAGTAATATATCCTCAATATCAGTTCTGATAAGAAAAATTAAAAAAGAAAAAAAAGGAAAAATTTATTTACCCTTGGGAACATTAACAGTTGTTAGTAATAATGAAAAAGATTTTCCAAGGAGTTTACGGCATATAGAACCTAAACAGGGAAAGGACTATCTTGTATTAGATTACATACCTAACATTGAATATCATACTTTTCTCGAAAAGGTTTTTGATGATTTAAATATTAAGATTATAGATAGATATTGTCATGTAAAACTTTTTGAAATTGAAAGTAATATTGTTAAGCCAATTTTTTATGAGCAGATGATGTATAGTGCTCCAATGTTACCAAATTTAAGATTAGGAAACACAGGATTAATTAGGAGAAAATAAAAATGCCAATTTATGAATTTATGTGTGAAAGTTGCTTTAAAATTACAGTTGAAAGTTTACCTATTACATCGAATAAAAAAAATACAAAATGTGATTGGTGTGAAAAAAAAGCTAAAAGAATAATATCTGCTCCAAGTGGGTTTGAGATAAAAGGATATTCAGCTAAAAATGGATATTCTAAGGGGGATAAATAATGCCTATCTATGAATATAAATGTGGTGCATGTGATCATGAATTTGAACAGATTGTATCATTAGATACAGATGATACCATATGTGAGAAATGTGGTGCAACAGCAAGTAAAATTTTTTCTGCAAAAGGTCAAAAATTTAAGTTGACATATAATCCTAAATCTGATATGGTGGATTGGAACGGTAATACATCGCAATATTATAGAGCTTATAACGAAGCGAAAGCAAGGGGGGAAAATGTTAGATTACCTGAAGAAGGCGAATAAAATAATAATTTTTGTTTTGTTTTTATTAACAATTTCTTGTGTATCATCAAATGGTGATAAGAAAGATTCTGTATTATCAGATGAGAATATGGAAAAAATACTATCCAAAGATGTAAGCGATTATATTGTAGATCATGTGTGGGATTTTAATGGAGATGATTATACAATTGAAGTTACTGAAATAGAAAATATTTTAAAAGATAATGGCCTTACATTTGATAATTATTTTGTTATGATTAAAAAATATAGGGGTATACATGAAGAAGGAAAATATTTTTATGTTATAACAGTTGGAGTGATTTTAAGGGGAATTGAAAATAGTTATGTAGGTGGATGGATTTTAAAAGAAGGTAAGAACATATTAGAGGAAATAAAAAAATTTGAAAACGATAGCATATCTGAAATCTAAAACATATGATGATTTAACAGAAGAACTTGGTATTAAAGTTAATGAATATGATGATAGAGTTGTTTTGAATTATGATCAAATTAATTCACCTAAACATCATCCTATTGTCAAGGAATGCAGAGGATTAATTTTAAGCAAACCAGATCATAAAGTTTTATGTAGATCGTTTGATAGATTCTATAATTATGGAGAAGACCCCGAAACAGCAAGATTTGATATAAGCAAAGCTGTCATTGATGAAAAAATAGATGGTAGTTTAGCTAGTGTATATTATGATGGTAATAAATGGCAAGTAGCAACAAGATCAATGGCATTTGCTGAAGGAGAAACAAATTCAGGTAGAACCTTTAGAGAAGTTTTCATTGATGCTTTAGGTGGAGACCCGAATGATGTTTTCAGTCAAATCAGTAAAGAAATGGTTATTGTATGTGAATTGGTATCTCCCGAATCAAGAGTTGTTAAATTATATGAAAAACCTACCGTTTATATTTTAGATATAATGGCTAAAGATATGGGTGTATTTTATGGTAGAGAAATTAGTTATTATTGGGATATACCTGAAGGAGTTAGGTGGAAATATCCGAATTCATATGAATTTGAAACTTGGGATGATTGTATTTTAGCTACAAAAAAACTTCCTGCTATGGATGAAGGATATGTAGCAAATTTGGATGGATGGAGAATAAAAATAAAAAATCCGGCCTATTTAGCTATATCCAATTTAAGAAGGAATGGTGTTATAAATGAAAAACGAATAATTCTATTGATTTTAATGAATGATCATGAAGAATATTTAAATTATTTTCCTGAAGATCAAAAAGAATTTGATCCATATATAAATGCATACAAGAATATGATTTTAGAAATAGATTGGTATTGGATGAAAGCAAAAGATATAAAAGATCAAAAGGAATTTGCAATGGCAATTAAAGATTGTCATGCTAAGAATATACTCTTTGGCATGAGAAATAAAAAACAAAAAATCCATAATATAATTGATAACATGACCGATAATGCCAAAGTCAAACTATTAAAAGGTTATGTGGGGAGTGAAAATGATTTTTGTTCTAGGTTGTGATGGATATATTGGTAATGCATTAACACAAAGACTATTAAATAATGGTTATGATGTTATGGGATTTGACAATTTTTGGAGAAGACAATGGATTAAAGATGATATGGGGTCAAAATCTGCAACTCCAATAAAAAAGATGAATGAAAAGGTTTTAAGATTTGGGCGATATTATAAACCTCAATTTTCTTTTATTTCTCTTGATATTGTAGATGATAATATTTTGATAGAGGAATATTTTAGACAATATAGACCTAATGTTGTATTTAATTTAGCTCATAATCCAAGTGCTCCATTTTCTATGAAATCAAGACCTCTTGCTAATATGGTTTTAGTGAATAATATTATTGGAACAAATAACATTTTATGGTATATTAAGAAATATTGTCCTGAATGTCATTATATAACTATAGGTACGGCAGGGGAATATGATCATTATGGAAACATTGATATTGAAGAAGGATTTTTCTCTTTTGAACATAAAGGTAGAAAATCAAATAGAATGATATTTCCAAGAAAACCGGGTTCAATCTATCATTGTTCAAAAACCTGTTCTACTTATTTAATTGATTATCTTTCGAGAGCATGGAATTTAAAATGTACAGATGTAATGCAGGGAATAGTTTTTGGTGCATATACACCTGAAATTGATAGACATAACATATACTCAAGATTTGATTTTGATGAAGCAGGTGGAACAGTTATAAATAGATTTTGCATTCAAGCAATATTGGATATGCCTTTGACAATTTATGGGCAAGGAGAGCATAAAAGAAGCTTTCTAAGCTTAAATGATTCTATTCAAGCATTAATGATTGCCTTGAAAAATCCTGCTCAAGAAATGGTTGTCCAGACATGGAATCAACTTTCTGAATGGCATTCTATGAATGATATTGCAACAATGGTTATGGAAGTTGGAAAGGAAATAGGTTTGAATGTGTCTGCTCAATGGATAGATACTCCAAGAGCAGAATATACAGGAGACCATTATTACAATTTCATCACAGAGAAATTAACAAGTAAAGGATATGTTCCTACAAGGACAATAAAACAAGAAATTAAGTATGTCATTGAAACTTTATTGCCTTTTAAGGATTATTTGCGTAAATATATACATGTTTGCACACCGTATATTGATTTTAAGAGAAAAAACTAGCCACTATAGCTCAGTTGGCAGAGCAGTTGCCTTGTAAGCATCAGGTCTTCCGTTCGAATCGGAATAGTGGCTCTTATGGTGGCAGTAGGCAAATAGGTTAAGCCGCAAGATTGTGGCTCTTGTGATTGTGGATTCGAATTCCACCTGTCACCCCAAAAAAATAAAAGAGCAAAGGGGATTATTATTATGGGTAAATTATTAGAATTAAAAAATAAATCAGAAAATAAATTAAATGTCATGCCTACTAGTAATTATATTTATACTTTATTTAGTACGTGTAGATTTTTAAGAAAGAATAATTTTAAAGTAGACCTTACTAAAGAAGAAATTGAAAAATTAATAAAATTACATGATGAATTAGAAGAACTAATAACTCCAAAAATGAAAGGAACACATTATACATGGGTTCAAAGAGAAGGAGATAGATTAGTTTGGAGATGTAAAGAATGCAGTAAAAAAACATCTTATGATTTTAAAAAACAAGAAACATACTTTGAAAGAGAAGGAGACATGCTACATCATCATATATTTGCATGTTATCAACCAACAGAGGAAGAATTTATAGAAGCAGGGTTAGAACCTCAAGAACTTAATATAGACTTTGATTTTCCAGAAGGAAAGGGATGAGGAAATAAAGATGATTCGTGTTAATCATTAAAGGAATTAAAAAATGAATAATAATACAAAGGTATTAAGTGCATATATATCTTCTATTTTAAATGGCAATGCATTTAGTAACTGGAAAAATCCACCGACTAAAACAGAAAGATATAATATAGCTGAATCAATTGTTAATAGTCTTGATATAAATAGTGTACAAAAAGTTATTGTGGAATCAAAGAACACTGAACATCTTAAACAAATGATGGAAGAAATGTTTATTGGTGAGGATGAGCTTAAAGTTTAATTTGCTCTTGAGATTTTTACGTTTTGGGATACCTTTTTAAGAATAGAGCAATAAAGACAAGTAAAAAGAATCCCTATTCATAGCGGGAATAGCTCAATTTGGCAGAGTTCTTGCCTTCCAAGCAAGATGTTGGGGGTTCGAATCCCCCTTTCCGCTCTAGGAGATATTATGATTAGAAATACATTGTTATATAATGCATCATTAGCATTAGTTGAAGCGGCGAAGTTTGTTAAACCTATTGATTCTGAATATGCAATTGAATTACTAGATAAAGCAGAGGAATTTAAAAATCAAATTGAGATAGATGAAGAACTCGAAAAAGAGGTAAAGAACTTTGAAGAAAGAATCAAAGAGGGATTGTGAAATAGAAAAGGGTGTTTTTGGATTAGAAATCACCACAACAGAAGCATGTAATTGGAATTGTAAATATTGTTTTGAAAGAAATCATATTCCTACAGAAAAAGTTTTAACAGCTTCAATTATTCAAGATAGAGTTGATGAACTATTTCAAGCTAATTGGTTTAAAGAACAATATTCTGGAATTAAATTAATTCTTTGGGGTGGTGAACCTACTTTGAATTTAGGTTTATGTAGAAATTTAATGAATGCTTTCATGTATGACGAAAGAGTTTGTTTTTTTATTTATACAAATGGTTCTAAAATACATAATTTAATTGATATCTTACGAGAACTTAAGAAGAAAAGATTTATAAAAAAAACACCTAAAGTTACTGTTCAAGTATCATATGACGGTAATCCAATTCATGATATTAACAGAAAAGATAAAAAAGATAGATCAACATCAAAAATAGCTATTAATGCAATGACTCAATTAAATCAATGGGGAATTGATTTTGGTTTAAAAGCTACTATGCCTTGGAATTGTTATCATATGTTACCTCAAGCATGGGATGATTTTGATGATCTACATAAAATATTTGGAGAAAAAATTAGATATGCACTAACTGTTGATTATTATGATGTTCAATTTGAAAAATATAAAAAAATTGTTGAAGAATCTCTTATTAAAGTAGCTCAGAAAGAAATAAAATTTTATAAAAAATATGGATATTATTTATCTAATATTTTTAAGTTTAATAGAGCTTTTTGTGCTACAGGAAAAAGCATGGCAGTTATAAATACAGATGGAAATGTATTTTATTGTCATGGAGCAATTTATTCAAAATGTTCCAATGAGCTTAAATATACGAATATTTTTAGTAAAAATTTTATAAATAGTATTAAGAACGCTAATAAATTCTTTTATAATAACTATATTGAACCTAATGAATGCAGATTGTGTGTTGCAACATCTTGTTTAAGGTGCAATGTGAAAAAATATGAGGAAAGCAACAAAGAGACCTTTAAAGAAAGATGGTTCGATTATCCTGCTCAAAGGGATTTATGTGAATATTATAAATTAGTTGGTAAAATAGGTGCTTCGATGAGGTCTCTATTAAAGGAGTAATATTATGCCTTGCACATGTAATGCAATTTGCACAAATGATTGTGCTTCCAATACTTTATGTACAGGTCATGTTCCTGCATGTTCTAATAGTTTCAGTTTTACAAGCATAGGTATAGGAACAATAATTTTAGCATCTCATTTAAGAGAATTAGAATCTGCTATAGATAATGAAAGAAATGATTCAGGTAGGAGATTTAATGCTTCTGAACCTTCTCTTTGTTCACTCCATACACCGGGTGATTTAGCATGTACAAATAATGATTTTTCATCATATGGGTTTTCAGGTGGGGAAGCAGGTGAAATAATTCGTGCTCAAGATTATGATGATGTTAAAGATGCTAATAATGAAGTCACTAATGATTCTGGTTATGGTGTTTTAGTTACTGGAAGTTTTGTAGATCAAGCTTCTAATCCTATAACTAGTGTTATATATGCAGTGGCTATTGCAGATTTACAAACAAAAATAAATCAAACTAGAAATGTATGTATTTGTGATTCACATTGTAATTGTGATCCTTCTGATTGCGGTTGTAATGGTGAATGTCCTTCAGATGATTATTATTCAACATATTATCCATAAAGATTGTTAAAAGGGGGAAATTGTTATGCCTTCAGTTTTTAATGCTCAGATATCAGAGTTCGGTGAATTTTATCAAATTAATAATATCATATTTTCTGATGCTAAATATATTTTACCTAATGCTAAATATATCGCATTACCAAATCAAGTTGCATTGAAATTAAAATATGAATTAAATAATGGAAAGCTTATTACTATTAAAAAAGAATTGGCTGATAATCCTAAAAGTAAAGATATTCCATTAGATGATTTTGAAATAAAAGAACCAGATACACTTGCGATGAAAAAATCATCGGTGAAAGCAAAAGCTAAACAAAGAATTTCTGCTTATACTGCATTAATCAATGCATATGATATGTTTGAGTTTTTTATTATATCAGCCAAACTTCAAGCAGGTGGGTTTAATATTTTTGATCCTGATAAGAAAGAGGAAGTTTATCTTTCGATTATTGAAACAGGAAACGAATATCTCATATCAGAACTAGAAAGATTTCTTGAGACTAAAGATACCTTTGAGAAAATGATGAGAAAATATAGAAATATAAAACAATATTTCAGAGAAATTGATGATGCAGAAACAGATGAGGAATTAAAAGATGTTATTGAATCCAATAAAGGATGGTTAATTAATTAATATGTATGAAGTATCTAATAATAGGTCATAGATTTGGTGCTCTTGGTAGAGGGGGATATCATATATCAAAGAGATTTTGCGATGAGCACAAAGAATATTGTGAATTTAAAGATGATAGAAAATTTCTTAAATTAGAGGATTTAAATGATCGGTACAAGAGATTAATATTTAGAACACAAGTTCCAAGATGCTACAATCAACAGGTTAATTTTGTTAAACTACGCAAAATTAATCATCTATTTTATCTCAGAGCAAAGTTTCTTAATCCATTGTATGAAAATTGTACAAATGGATTTTATTATTTTAAGGAACATAAGGGATATGATAGATACATTCCTATGATAACTGATTTTCCTGTTCAAGAAAATTATCCAAAACAAGAAACTTGGGGATTTTATGTAAGAAAATGGTTAACTCCTGATTCTTTTGATTGTTTTATAGATATATTAAATAATTTTAAAAGATTTAAAGTTAATGTAACAATTATGGGAGACCCTTCTCCTGAAATAGAAAACCATCCTAATGTTTTGCATTATAACCATACAAATGATAATGTGCAATTTTTTAGTGAAATAACACATTATTTTTATCCTACTTCAAGATATTTTGTAGACCCATTTCCACATTCTGTATTAGAAGCTGTACAAACAGGTAAGACCATAATTTTTCCTAAAATAGAAAGAACACATAAGGATGGAATTGATGATTTAAAAGATATAATTCATTGGCATGAAAATTATTATCCAATGACTGATAATCTTAATAAAGATCAACCTTTAACTGCCTCAAATTTCAAGAATTTCTATAAAAAAGTATTTGATTGTGATTGGAATTATAAAATAAGTATGAATAGATACAAAAACTTGTATGAATGGATACAAGGAGAAGTTTTATGAATGCAATTTTATTTTATGTTGTACCTACATTCAGATTGACAGGTTCAACAATAAATGCTATAGAATACTATTTAGCAGGACTTGAACATAATCCTGAACTTAAATTATTGTTTATAAATGGAAACAATAGTTTCAAAAGAAAAATTCAGAATCTTCTTTCTGATAGATATGTCTTCTATAAAGGAGAATGGGAAAAAGCAGTCACAAATATAGAGCTTATATCTAAATATCGTTTGCCAAGTATAGCTTTTGATAAAATTTTAGTATTGGATTATGTTACGATAAGCGAAACAAGGGGGATTTTAAGAGCTAATAAAATACTTGTTATATCAGAGAAATATACAGATTCAATTTATTACGATAAATCACTATACAATGCGGAGTATTTTGGTGAGATGCCATTTCATTATAAAGATCATGATTATAGAATGAAGTGTTTGTTTGATCGGTATAGGAAACTTGGTGAGGTTAAGAAAGGCACTTATGTTAATTCACCAAGAAATAGTAATTTTGATTTCCTTCATAATTTAGTAGGATTTAATATACCCTTACCATTTATAGTTAAAAGTAAAACGAAACATGAAGAAAATTTATTTGAAAAATTCACTCATTATTTATATTATCATGCTGATAAGTGGTTTGATCCACATCCAAGATTATTTCTTGAATGTAAGTTTTATGGAAAAAAGATTTTTTATATAAATCCTAAACAGATAAAAGATGGAAGTTGGTTTAGATATAAAGATATAGAAGAAAATGGACTCCATGAAAGAACATTAAATAAAGATGATGAAATTATAAGACAATTAATATGAAAAGGTTGATTGGCACACATAGAAAGACAGGTTCAGTATGGATGAGAAACATATTTGAAGATGTTTGTGATAAGTTTGGTTTAAGATTTAAATATAATGATCCTATAGATTTCGATATATTGGTTCAAGATGATTCAAAATTTAATTTAGATGATGATTATAGGGGAATACATTTAACTAGAGATTTTAGGGATATTATAATATCAGGATGTTTTTATAATTCTACAGCTAATGAAAAATGGTTGAGTAAACCAAATCAAAAATTTGGTGGAATGTCATATCAAGAAAAAATTAATAGTATTGATAATTTAGAAGATAAACTGATATTTGAGATGAATCATGTAGGAAAGGTTACAATTTCAGAAATTCAAACATGGGAGAAAAATCCTAAATTTCTTGAAGTTAAATATGAAGAACTAATAATTGATAATAATTTAGAACTATTTACTAAAATATTTAAATTTCTTGAATTTCCTAGTGAATGGATGGAAGACTTATTAAATATAGCATGGAAGAATAGTATATTTTCTGTTTCTAATCCAACAGATTTAAATGATGTTGTTATAAATGGTAGAAGAAAAAACATTTATCATCATATAAGACATGCGAAACCTGAACAATGGAAAGGATTGTTTACAAAGAGAGTTAATGAAGAATTCAACAAAGTAATGGAGACTATTAAAAAAAGATTTAATTTAGTTTCCGTTTGCTGTACAACCATATGTAATGCAAAATGTTATTTTTGTACTAGAGAACATTTTGATATGAAAAAAATAGGTTCAATAAATTTAGATTTAAATGTATTAAACCATTTTTCTAGTAGAATAGATTTTTTATCTCTTAATGGTTCATTTGGAGATGCTATTCATAACCCAACTCTTATGGAATTCTTGAAAAAAAATCCATATTTAAAAGTAGAAATAGCAACAAATGGTGGAGCTAAAAATATATGGACAGAGTTAGGTAAAATGACAAATGTTACTGTTATCTTTGGTATTGATGGGCTAGAAGATACTCATTATAGATATAGACATACGAATTTCAAAAAAGTTATTGATAACATGGTGACATATATTGAAAGTGGTGGGAAAGCTATATGGCAATATATAATATTTGATTATAATGAGCATCAAGTTAAAAAAGCTTCTGAGTTGGCTAAAAAATTAGGATGTAAAGAGTTTAAAGTTATTCGTTCAAATGCTTATAATTCTGAATTTGGCAAACCTAAGAATATAAACTCAAGAGATGATATAATAAAAAAAAGAAGTAAATTAGAATACTGCTATTGGAAATCAAGAGATAATAGACCATTTAGAAGTATAGCTATTGATGTATGTGGATATGTTCATCCATGTTGTCATATATCTTTTTATGCTCCTTTTTTTATTAATCATTCTACTTATACTGAACTTAAAGAATTATTCAATGAGAATAAAGATAAAATAAATCTTTATAATAATAATATTGATGATATTATAAATAATCCATATTTTAAATATATATATGACAATTTTAATAACTTACACATATGCAATGAAATGTGTGGTGGAATAATGGTTAAAGGTAATGAAGATCAACCAAAGACATTAGATAGGATTTTTTATGAAACCTAAAATATATTTTTTAATGTATGACAGATGTATTGTTCATGGGGGATTCTTTGATAATTTCGAGTATTATTATAGAGTCAAACAAGTCTTTAAGACTTGTGATGTTAAATGGAGATGTATAACTACTCATTCAAGAGAAGAAGTTCTTAAACTTTTACAAGATAAGTATGAAAGAATTGAAAATAAAGTTTGGAAAGACATTGAAGTTGTTCCTCATACTGTAAATAAATTTTATAGAGACCCATTAGTTATAGATGTATTGATTTGTGCCACTAATTCTGCAATCTATTGGTTCTTAGAAAACGGAAATATTCAAGCGGCAAAGTGGTATATTGGTTTAGGAGATTGGCCTGATATTCACCCGAAACAGAACAAATATTACAAGAATCACTTGGTACTTGCAGATGAGAGAATATATAATTACGATGATTCATGTAATTGGTTGCCTTATCGAAAAAAAATTCTGTTTGATCGGTATATTTCCAAAGATTATTCTATAACCAAATATGATTACATGCTAAATCTTTCTTTGGTAGAAAGAAGGTTCTCCAAGGAGTGGATGATGGATTTATTTAAGTACTTTGGATATAAACATGTAAAGTTTGGTGCTTATACAGGACACAAAAATGAGGGTTATTATGCATGGTTGAATGATTTAGATGGTGTAGAGCTTATTATTCCACCTGTTGATGAATTTATGGGCCTTTTTAGAGATTTCATTTATATTCCTTATAAAGATGGTTCAGATGCTACTCCTAGACTAATCCCTGAATGTGTTTATTATAATAAAGAAGTTCATTATTACAATAAAGGATATGAGAATATTAAATCGGGTGGTTATTACCGATGGAAAGATACAATGAAAGATGATTGGTTAAAGCTTTGGCTGAAAAGAGATGATGAAATTATGGAGCATATTGATAAATGTTTGAGTTCGTAGATATAGAAACCACAAGCCACTGTAATGCAAAATGTCCATTTTGCAACAGGACTAATATGGAGTTTACACCAAAGCACCTTAAACTTGATATAATTAAAAAGCTACCATTTGATGACATTAAGAATGTGCTTCTGTTGGGTAATAAGGGAGACTGTATATTTTATCCACAACTATTCGAATTGATAGAGTATGTAAGTCAGTTTGATAGAAATTGGATTACTATACATACAAATGCTTCTGCTCATGGGAGTGAATGGTGGGGGGAATTAGCTGATTTGTTAAATGGAAACGGAACAGTTGTTTATGCTTTAGATGGTTTAGAAGATACACATAAAATGCATAGAATTGGTACAAATTTCCATAAAATAGTGGAAAATATAAAACATTTTAATGAAAAAGGTGGATTCAGTACTTGTCAATTTTTAAAATTCAAACATAATGAGCATCAAATTGATGATATTAGAAAACTAACAAAATCAATTGGTACTCAAAGATTATGGGTTAGAAAATCAAGAGGATTTAATGAAAATCTACAAAGACCTAATGGAGCAAGAACAAGACATGAGATTAATAGACAAAAAAAATCTAAAATTCATTGTGTACATCTTGAAAAACCAAGTTTTGTTTTAACGATTGATGGAGAAATAAGACCTTGTTGTTTTATGGCAGATGATAACTACAAAGGAAACTTTAAAACTCATTTTCAAGAAGATATTAGGTATCCACAGCATTTAATTAATTACTTAAGAGACCCAAAATCCATTAATTTATATTTTAATTCATTTATGGAGATAATGGATTCTAGATATTATATGTGGATACATAAAAACTACAAATATTTATTTAGATGTAATCAAAAATGTAGAGCTACATTTAATGATATAGTTGATGAGGAATGTTTATGAAAGTTATGGCAGTTCAAGTTGGACTTACAACAAGATGCAACAGCAATTGCTTCTTTTGTTTCAGAGAAGAATTAAAAAGAGCAGGAAGAAAGGAAGGCAACATTGATTTTCCTATTGAAGGGATCGAAAAAATAATTCAACAAGATATTAAGGATATACAATTATGCTGTAATAGGGGTGAAGCTATCTTTCATCCTGAAATTGACACCATAATTAATATGATAAAGTCAAGTGGGTCAAGGTTTGAGATGAATACGAATGGATCAAGATTTAATTCAAATTGGTGGTATGATTTGGGCCAAAAAATGACTGAAGGAGATCAAGTTATATTTGCTTTAGATGGTCTTAAAAATACTCATGAATATTACAGAAACACAAGTTGGTTAAAAGTAATCGAAAATTTAAAGGCATTCATAGCAGGTGGTGGAACTGCTATATGGCAGATGATTCTTTTTGAGCATAATGAATGGCAGAGAGAAATAGTAGAGAATCTATCAAAAAGTTTGGGATGTACTGAAACATGGATTATAAATTCAAGGTATTATAATTCGAAGTATAGAAAACCAAAAAAGGAATATGGAAAAACCAAAGAAGATATACTCTTAGAAGATAAACCAAAAAATATAATATGTAGATTTCACATGGGAGAAAGAGTTTATATAGATGTTAATGGTGGGGTTTGGCCTTGCTGTTTTATGAGATGCCATTTTGGATTTAAAGAAAGATCATATCCTAATAGTTCTGTGAGAAGACTTTTTAAAGAACAAGAAAAATTTCATAATGTTTTAAATACTCCATTGGATGAAATAGTAGAAAAATCCAAAATGTTTAAGCATGTATTTGATCATATGAATGATGAATCGGTTCCCCATGATGATGATTTAGATCGGTCATTCTTTGTGAATATTAATAAACCTGTTATGTATAGAAATCCATATAATGGTTGTTTAGCGAGACACCCTGGAACGATGGTTAATTTTGCTTGTCAATTATACTGCAATGATACTATAGATAATGGAAATAGGAGAATAATAGAAAATTGATATTAATATTACATTATTATAAAAGTACAGTAGATGGTGTAATGACTTCCCTTATTGATACCTTTTTTAATATGAGAAGAGGATTTTGTGGTTATTGGGATGTTAAAATGAAAATAATTTGCCCTGAATTATATTTTTTAGATGTTGATGATTATTACGATATTCCATTAGAGGAAACTCAATGGTATGAGTATAAAAACAAAAAAGGATTGGAAGTCAAACCATATGACCATAATGAAAGTTTAATGAATAGAGGAATAAGAGCATATAAAAATGAAATTACTTCTTCAGTTCCATTTTTGAGATTTAATAGAAATTTTGGTGATTTTAATCTTTTACATAGTATTACACAAAATGAAAATAAATTTGAAGGATATGTTGTTGTATGTTCTGCAAGACTTATATATGAAATTTTAATGGGAGCAGATATAGAAATCAAATGTAAAAGATTAATTGTTTTGGATAGTTTAGATACATATAAAAGTAAAGTTGGTATTTTTCCTAATTTTGATGATTTATTTAAGACAATGTTTAAGAATACACATGTTACTCAGTTATCAAATCCTGCTAATTTCAGAGAAACAAAATTTGAACAAATTGAATATTATCATAAGCTTAGTTTAAGGAGATTAAATTCATTAAAATTAAGTGGAAGATTAAAAGATGAATATACTTTTAATCGAACAAATAAAGAAAAAACCAAAATAGGAGAATATCATTTTGAAAATATGGGAAAAGGTATATTTGAACATCTTTTTTACTCCAAACCTGTTCATTATAAACCCGATGGAATGTTTACTAAAGATGGATTGTGGTTTTATCTAAATTTATTCGGTATAGATGCTGAAAAAGAGCAAACTATAACAGGTATTAAAAAAGATGAAATTATGAATCATCTATTTTATAAGGGAAGTGATACTTTATACGGAAAGAAAGTTTTAATGAGGTAATTATGAAACTATATAATTTTGTGGATTTTAGAGATTTAAAACCTTGTTCTGAAATAACTAAAAGAACAAGATTGTTTACAGGATATGCATGTAATATTAAATGTGGATTTTGTTTTTATAAGAATAAGAAACATGTTGATATAAGAGATAGAATTTATCAACAATTAGAGCATGGTTTAAGATATGGTATAAAAGATTGGGATATTTCAGGTGGTGAACCATCTATATTACCATATTGGAGAGAACTTTTGAGAGATATGAAGAATAATTATGGATTTAGAAATATCGCTTGTATAACTAACGGATATAAATTTGCAAATCCAGAATTTATGATGCACAGTAAATTAGATGGACTCAATGAAATTTTGTTTTCTATTCATGGAAGTAATAGACAACTTCATGATACAATGACAGGTGTAAATGGCTCATATGATCATCTCATGAGAGCAATTTCTAATGCTGTCTATATGGATATGAAAATTAGAATAAATGTTGTTGTTACAAATCATAATTATAAAGACCTACCGAATATAGCAAATTTTTCTAATGGCTTAATTAAACCTACTGCCTTTAATTTTCTTCCATTCAGATTGGAAAATTCTGCAACAAAGGAAAACATGGTTCGTTATTCTGAAATAGCACCATATATTAAAGAAGCTATTGATATACTTGATAGAGATACTAAAATTGCGATAAGATATGTTCCATTTTGTTTATTCGAAAATTATGAAAAATATATTGCAGGATACCTTCAGAGAATATTCGATGAATATGAATGGAGTGAGTATACAATTCGGGCTTTTGAAGAAGCAAGACACAATAGAGATATTCATCCTCTTGATCTTCATACAGACAAATGGGAACTTGAAATAAATGCCCTTCATAAATCCATCAAGCATGTTGCAAATCACTCAACTAAGTGTTTAGCGTGTAAATATCTGAGGATATGTGATGGGATATGGTACAGCTATGCAAAAGTTTGGGGGATAAATGAATTTAAACCAATAAGGGGAGATAAAACAGATAATGTATTGGATGCAGTTAATGGGAACAAAAAAATGTAATAAGGATTGCTATTATTGTACTACTAATAATAATACTGATAATATAGAAGTAGATATTGATTTTTTGAATTATGTGCTTGATACATGTCCTGATGATCTTGCTGTTGAATTAACAGGGGGAGAAATCGGACTCATTAGTAACATTGATGATTTTTATTATAATGTGAGAAAACATCCTCATGTAAACTATATTAAAGCATTATCAAATGGACTGTTAAGAAAGAAAGTAGATTGGATAGATGAACTCGATGAATATTGGGAGCATTTAATTTATGAAATCAAAGGTAAAGAGATCATAAGATTTTATACTGATTTGGGGTTACAAGAAGATCATACTTATGTGATAGTTACTACTGAATCAACTACAAGATCGTTATTAGCTAATTGGAAGTATTTTAGAGAATTAGGAATGTTTAGAGATAACTTTTTTTATAAATTAATGAATCATAAGACAATTATAAATTTCGAAAATAACACTATTCAAAGCTATTGGAATGATTTATTTGAGCTATATAAAAGATTGGATAATGAATACTTCTTAAAAATGTTAATTCATTATCTTGAACCTCAAAGACATATGGTGAATGAAAAGATATTATGTCAAAGATTTCCACCAAACATATATGTTGACTTACAAACAAGAGAATTAGGTCATTGTGCTATGAATGTTAAAATGTCTTTAAAAGATGAGTTTAATAAAGAAAATTTAGAGAAAGTTATGGATGGTGTGAATGAAAATAATTATTGTGCGAGATGTTATTCATTCGATAACGGTAAGAACAGAAGTAAATTTAGAAATAGGAGTTATGAACAATGATTAAACGTGTGAAACCAAATTTGAAAAAAGAATGGTTAGAAAATGTAGGAAGATTTCTTGAAGATTGGGATTTTTGGAAGGAAGGTATTTTACAAAAGTTAGAAAGTAGAGTTGAAGAATTTGTTGGTAGGAAATATGGGTTAGCAACTAATTCTACAACTAATTCAATCTTCATGTGTTTATATGTTTGGTCTAAAAAATTTCCTGATAGAAAAGAAGTTATTATTCCAAATTATGGTTATCCTGCTGCATATAAAGCATGTAATGTTTTAGGTCTTATTCCAATTCCAATTGATATACAAAGATATACTTTAAGTATGAATTTAGAAGATTTATGGAAAAATCTTAAAAATGAAACTCTTGCAGTTGTTCATGTGGAAAGTAATGGTGTGATTGGAAATGCAAAAGGTATAAAGGAAATAATAGGGGATGAACATTGTCTCTTTATAGAGGATTCTGCTCCATCTATTTTACAAGATAAAGCAGGTTCATTTGGGGATGTAGCAATGTTTTCATTTAGTCCAACTAAGCCTTTTTGTGCGGGGGAAGGGTCTGTTATAGTAACAGATAATGAAGACTTATATCATGATTTAAAGAATTTTAGATATATCGGAAATTATAATAACTTAACAACTTCATTAAATTTTCAAATGTCTTCATTTTTAGCAGCATATTTACTTCCTCAATTTGATTATGCTGATGAAATCATAGAAATGAGGGAGAGAGTACATAATGAATATAGTAAACATTTAAATATATTTAAAGAACATTATTGTTCGACTAATAGACATGGAGCAATCATGTTTTTACATCCAAAAGCAGAACAAATATCTAAAAAGTTATCTTTATTTGGAATAGAACATAGATATAGATACTATCCATGTATTGAAAATTTACCAGTTTCTAATGAAGTTAGAAATGAAATAATTGATTTACCTATGCATCATGAATTAGATGAAAACAAAATTAAAATCATATGTGAGATAATAAAGAGAGATTTCTAATGCCTAGTTTTTGTTTTATAGTTACAGAAGAATGTAATTGGAAATGTGATTATTGTGATTTTCCTAAAATAAAAGACCCGAAATCAACAACTTTGTCTATTCTTGAGACACATTTACCATATATTGTTGAAATAATTAATCAAATTGATCAATTTGTGTATCATATTGATATAGCAGGTGGTGAAGTTGGATTACTTAACTCTGAAATATTAAGATACTTCTTCAAGATTTTGAACAGAAAGATTGTTGTGAGTACAAATGGTGTTTTTATGGACAAGGGATATCATCATGACCCTGAAATAAGACCCTTCATCAAAGAAATCCAATGGCATGTTCACCCGAAACCACACAAAGTTAAGGTCAAGGACTACATAGATTCTGAAATATTCATCAACAAGGGAATTGTACATGATAATGTACAGGAGATGATAGATTTTATTAATGAAAACAAACATATAGAGTTTAATTATGTGGAATTTGAATTTCCTATGGAAGGAAAGCGAATTAAAGACGATTCTATGTATAGAGACCTATTAGAAAATATAAATTTAGATAATGTTACAGAGGGAGCAAGAGATATTATCAGAGGAAGGCTAAATGAGAGAGAAAATCTAAGGTCATTATGTAAAAAATTTAATCAAACGGCAGTTATTGATATGGTAAATGAGAATATAATGTTTTGTCATAGGTCACAAGGAGTAACTATTCCCTTGAATAGGAATAATCTTTTAGAAAGGATACGCAAATTTCCAAATAGAACTTTCAGTTTCCAAACTAAATGTGATTCATGCACAAGATTATATGCAGGAAAAATGAGTGGTAATGAAATAGAGACATTCTTTAAGGTAAGGAATATGATATGAGAGAAAAAATAACATATATGTCTTCTCCAATGTCATTCTTCACTCGATGGTCTATATCTACAAGAGTTCTTACTACAGTATTAGAAAATGAAGGATTTAATATTGAATTTTTTGATGCTTCTTTGCTTTGTTATGCAAAAGCAGTTTCCAAATTTAGAAATGATATAAAAATAGAACTTGATTCTTCTCATTCTATATTAACTAATAATGCTGTTGGTGGAGCTACTTCTAATTTTAGTAGATTTCCACATTTTTATGTAGGAGCAGGGGAACTTGATGATTTTATAATAAACTCAATAAAAACTGATATTATTTTTTATAGTGCTCCATTTGCTCAAGACTTTAGATTGATAAAACTTCTATTAGATAAAGGAAAAAGAATTCTTTTAGGTGGAACAGTTACTTTGATTTATGGTATTGAAAGTATTCGAAGCAGTTTAAGAGAATTAGGAACAACAGAGGAACAGCTAAAGAACTTATGTATAGTTCAGGGTTATGTTGATAAATCGACTTCTATAAAGAGCATATATGAAAAATGGGAAGATCATATCATACAATCTAATGATCTTAATAGTATATGGGATTGTATGGATGATTGGTCTTTAAAAAATAAGAAAATATATGATAGGTTATTTAATACCAATTTGGGAATAGTGCTGAACACGTCCTGTTGGTGGGGGAGATGTAAATATTGTACCTTTCCATGTGTGCCTGTAACAGATTTCACAGAAGGCATGAGTGCTGAAGAAGTTGTTAAGAAAATCTTGGTTCTTGGAAATCTATATGATAGCAAAAATATATATTTTTTCGATAGTTACATGAAAGCTTCAAAAAGAATCAAGAAAATTATGTATGCTTTGAAAGACGAAGGATATAAACTAAGTATTTATACAGGAATACATCTTCTCAATGAAAAATATATAAGCTTTCTAAACAAAGCTCAGATAGACCCATTCATAGGACTTGAGCATACTAATACAGATACTTTAAGAGCTATTGATAAAGGATATGATTTCAATCAAATTGAGATTGCCTTTGATAATATGTTAAGATATATGAGTAAGACAATAAGACCTGTAATATGTATTATGGCAGACTTACCTATAGTGACAGATTCAAGAGATGAAGCAATAAAAATAATAAAAGACAATTATAATTATATAAAACAGAAAAAGGATTTATTTACCAAGGAAGGATTATCGAATGGAATTGGATTTCAACCTGATTTAAAATCACTTAGACACCTTCCAATGAATACCTTAATTTCTGAAGATGGTCTTATAAGAGAAGCTAAAAAAGATGAATTTAATTTAGAAACATTAACAGGTATTTGGGCTTTATATCTTTATATGAGTAAGGTATCAGGGATTAGTTTAGAAAAATTCGATATGAAAACCAATAAACCATTAGTTAGATATCTTTTGAATGGAGAGAGATTAGAGTCTGACTTATATTTTGTTGATAAAGAATTGATAAGAGAATTTTCAAAATGGATATAAGAGAAATAAAATTTGAAGAAATTCTTCCTTATTGGAGAATTTTATGGAAGACTTATGTTGATGAAGGATGTGGAATCAGCAAAGTAAATTTATGGACTCAAAAGAATTATTGTTATAAATCATTAGAATATCTTAGTGAAGATGGAAAGCTAAAAATTTTGAAACCTATTTATATTGCTTGTTTTATTGATAGTAAAATAGTAGGTGTTGAAAGTGGATATAAAACTAATATAGATTATTATAGAATCAGAGGATTATGGGTTAATGAGAACCATAGAAAGAAGGGCATAGCTACAGAATTAGTTAAATGGTTTGAGAAAAAGAGTAAAGAAAGGTATATTTGGACTATACCTAGAGAAAATTCTTTAGGATTTTATCTAAAGAATGGATTTATAGTAACTGGTAAAGTAAAGTCAATATATGGAGAAAATTATTTTGCTGTAAAGGAGAGAAGATGAAATTTGTGCATATTCCAACAGAGAGAACTTGGTTAATGCCTATTGGCCTTATTCCATTAGCTAATTTGGTTAAGAAATATGGTCATGATGCCGAAATAATTCACTATGGCATTGACCCTATTGACCTTTCCAATGAGGAAACGGTGTTATTTGACCTGCATTGGCATGATCAATGTGCGGTTGTTATTGATAAATGCAAAGAGATATCAGGAACAAAGATTCTTGGTGGGTTTACAGCTACATATTTTGCAGAGGATATCTTATTTAATTATCCTGTAGATCATGTGATAGAAGGATATGCAGAATCCCAATTATTAGAGATATTACAATCCAAACTTATGCATATTCATGTTGATATCAATGAATTGGAGTACTCAAAGTTTGAAATCATTAGGAATTATGAGAAGTACCTTGAGAATAAGCTGTTTGTTTTTAATCCGGGCAGAGGTTGTCCTGTAAATTGTACCTATTGTGGTGGTGGAGTTGATGTTCAGGAAAATTGTGGGTTGACTGAACCTATATGGTTAGACCTTGAAAAGTCTATATCTGAATTAAGAAATGCATTACACTATGGAATAGAGACTTGGTTAGTGAGTTTTGACCCTAATCCTGATAATCCCTATTATATTGACCTGTTTAATCTTATTGATTTTGATATAAAATGTATGTTTGATTGTTGGGGATTACCAAACAAACGATTTATTGATAAATTTGCAGAGACATTTGATGAGGGAGAGATATCAATATCACCAAGAATAGGTGAGAAACTAAGATTTAAACATAAGGGTATGCCTTTTTCTGATGATGAACTACTTGAAACTATAGATTATATAAGAAAAAAGAGAGTTAATTTTAAAATTTATTTGGCAAATAATTTCCCTGATGATGATATTTCTGATTTGGTTCAAAGGATTGGGGAAGAACATTGTAGAATTGGGCCTATTGTTCCTGAACCCGGCTCAAGATTATTTTCCGAAGGAAAAATAAAAGATTTCAAAAGTTTATATTTATATACTAAATATGTAAGGAGAGTAAAATGAAGGTAACATATAGTGACTCTGTTGGTAATGGATTTGTTCTTTCAACATTATCATCAAGAGCATTAACACAAAATTTAATGGATAATGATAGGTTTGATCATAGTTTTTCACCTGCTATATTAACAATTCCACCAAAAGTTTTGAAATATCTTAAATCTACAATTCTAAATGTTGAGAAAAGGGGTAAAGAAAGATATCTTGAGAGTAGTTATATGAAATTCTTAAAACATGTTATTGCTCAGAGATATAGTGATGATTTGTTGAATACTATAAAAGGAGATTATTTATTTTATTCCATGTCTCAATTTGATTTTACAATTATATCTAAAATTTTAAATGCAGGAGTAAGAGTTGTGGCAGGTGGATGTGAAGTGAATATGAATAGTTTTGAAGATACAAGAAAAAAATTTGTCCTTTGGGGAACTAAAGAAAAAAATCTTAAAAACCTACTTCTTATTAAAGGAACAATTACACCTAGAACAGAATTATATAATATTGTAAAAAGTTGGAAAGATACATGTATACCTAATGAGAGATTAGAAGATATTTATTTAGCTAAAAATGATTATCTAAGAACAAAACCAATGCTAAGAATTAAAAAAATAGTGGATAAGCATATAGATTCTGATGTATTTAAAGAATATGTTTGGCCTAATGGTGTTTTAAGTATAATCTTTAGTAGCAAATGTCTTTGGGGTAAATGTAGGTTTTGTATGTATAATGTTCTTGACGATATAGATTTCATAAAGAATTTATCGGCAGAAGAAATAATTGATGCTGTATGGGAAACATGCCGGAATACAAATTGTTATACTATATTTTTTGCTGATGATTATCTTTATTTTAATAAAAAAAGAGAGAAAGTAATTAGTACTCTTGTTGATAGAGGATGTAGATTTATATGTCAATCAGGCATTAAATTACTAGCAAATGAAAGATATGCCGAAAAAGCCATGAAATATTTTTATATGTTTTCTATTGGACTTGAAAGTGCAAGTGATTTTACATTGAAGCAATTTAATAAAGGAATTACATGGAAAGATATACAGAAAGCACATGAAAACCTAAAAAAATACTATAATAATAATACATTTACAACAAATATTATAGTTGATGGGCCTGTTGAATCTATTGAAGATGCGAATTTAAATTATAGAAGACTTTTGGATTTAAAACAAGACTTAGAATCTCATAATATGAAAGTTATACATACTATAAGCATACTTGCCATAGATAATGAAAAAATGATGAGTGAATTTGAAGCTTTAGGACATATAAAGAGAGCAGAACAAGGAAAAGAACTCTCAGGAAAAGTAAGGTTGGTTAAAGAGTTACAAAAATATGTTGATCTACCTTATGGATGGGCAGAACATAATGATCTACCATATGAAAGAATTGATAAATATGGGAATATACTTGATAGCGATTTTGAAATAGTAGATGAAGATATAATGAGAAAATTAACCGATCAAACATTTTTTTATCAATTAAGGAATAAAGAGATTGAAAATAATAAAAAAAACGATAAAAAAATCTAAATATAAACAGGAAGCTATTAATTAGGGGGTATTTCTCATATGAGACTAATAAAATTTTTAAATGAAAAAAGAGATAGTTCAACAGGATTAGGAGCAGACGGTTTATCGAAACAAAAATTGAAAACTCTTTTGTATAAAGAAACTAAAAAATGTACTTATAACAAACTATATAAAGATACAGGATGGAATGGGCCACAATGTATATGGGATACATTCAATAAACTTAACCTTAATTGGAATATTATAAAATCAGAATACCGTAAACAAAAAGAAGATAAAATGCCAAGTTCTAAAGTATGGGATTTTGAAATACATTGGGAAAATGATAAAGGAAGATATATGAAGATGGTGGGTCAAGTAATTGCGGCAGGAGCAGGAAGTGTTGAAGACCCATTAGATAGATACGATTTAAATATGGTTGTTTCTTAAGGAGTAAATTATGGGAATCTTATCTGGATTTAGAAATAAGAAAAAAGATGTGGTTCAAGAAGAAATAAAAGCTTTTTCGGGAATGGGAAAATATAATAGAGGATTGAAAACTATTCTTTCACAAAAGGGGGAAGGATGGGAGACTCTTGCGGATATTCCTGGTTTCGGTTCTACACAACTTCAAGGGTTTAATTTATTTTATAATACCTATATCAATAGAGTTTTTGAACATGAATTACAAAGAATTGAAGAATATAGAACTATGGCAACAACTCCTGAAATATCTGATGTTATTGAGGATGCCGTGAATGAATCCACACAAGAAGATGATGTTGGTGACGTTTTTCATTTAGATATTATTGATCAAGAATTAAAAAAGAATGATAATATAGTCAATAATCTTAAAAAAGAATTTAAAGAATTATTTACTGAAAGACTTGATATGAAAAATAAAGCATGGGATTTGCTTTGGACTTATTTTATAGATGGGCGTGTCTATTACGAAAGGGTTATTGATAAGAACAAACCAAAACAGGGTATAATTAACATCAAAAAACTTCCTACAGAAACAATGGATTTCTTTTATAATCCAATTTCAGGTCAAATTGAGGCTTTTGTTCAATATACCAAACCTAAAAGTAAAAAACCTATTAATGTTGAAGAAGCAAGAAAGAGAGATGGTAAAGATTTAATCTTTTTTGATCCAAATCAGATAGGATTTTTTGATTATGGTATATATGGCAAAACAAGATTTGAAATAATAGGATATTTAGAGAAAGCAAGAGTTCCATTTAATCAATTAAAATTATTAGAAACCTCAGTAATTATTATGAGGGTTGTTCGTGCTCCCGAAAGATACGTTTTTAGAATTGATACTGGAAATATGCCAAGGGAAAAAGCCTTAAAGTATGTTGAAAAAATAAAAATGAAAATGTCCAAGAAACAAACCTATGACCCAAGGACAGGGCAACTTACACATGAACCTGAATTAATGGGAATATTGGAAAACTTTTATCTACCTCAATCGGCAGACGGTAGAGGTTCACAGATTGATACAATTGGTGGTAATACAAATATGTTTAGTGAATTGGATGATGTTTATTATTTCCAAAAGAAACTTTACAGAGCACTTAAGTATCCGGGGTCAAGAATAACTGCAACTCAAGAAGGCAGAGAAAGCGATATAATGTATGGTCAAGGACAAACTTCAGAGATTTCAAGAGATGAAATTAAATGGGCTAAATTCTTGGAAAGACAACAGAAAAAAGCTTGTAGAGATTTTACAGATATGTTTCTTCTTCACTTAGAATTCAGAGGAATGAAAAAACCTTATGAACTAACTTCCAAAAAAATACGAATTACTATGAATCCACCATCTCAGTATAAAGAACAAATGGAGCAAATGTTTAACGATTCAAGGTTTTCTAATTATCAACAACTTGCAGATAGACCAGAATTTTCTAAGTATTATTTAATGAAAAGATTTCTAAAATGGGATGAAGAAGAAATCAAATCTAATTCTGAAGGTAAAACTAAAGATGTTAAATATGGTTTTTCTGAAGAAGAAGGTGGTTCAAAATGGTAATTTTTTATAAATATATATAAATAATTATTAGGAGAATTTATTATGGACTTAACAGACAAATATTTAGGTGAAGCAAGTAAAGACAAAAAACCTATTAGTGTTTTCAAGAACAAAGAGTATGGTATTGAAGCTCATGTTTATGCCGTATGGGGAAGGGAAAATATGGAAGGATATGGAGTTAAACTGAAAGATACTGATGCCAATAAGTTTTTGGATATAACCAAAATATTCCCAAATGAAAAAGATGCAAATGATTATGCTAAATATTTGGTGAAAAAATATTAAAAAGGAGAAAATGTAAAATGGATAGAGATAAGATAAGAAAAGCATTAGATCATTTTGAAAATGATGAGTATGTGGATGCAAAAGACATTATAAAACAAGAAATTGCAGGAAAAAGAGATGTTTTCTTAAAAGATAAATTAGGATTAAAACAAAATATTAATCCTGCTACTTCTCAAGATAATAATGATGGTGGTATTGATGGGAATGAAGGAGATGCAGGAGAAGAAGGGGAAGGATAATATGCCAAGTACATTAAATGAATTTTTAGAAAAAGCTTTAAAAGATCAACCAAAAGTTAATGAAGCTAAAAAATTAAATCTTTCAAGTGAAGATGAAAAGCTTTTAAAACGTGCAATTGCCCTTGCTATTGATCAAGAAGGTTCTCCATATATTACATCTAAAGATGCAAAAGGACTTCAAAAAATATTAGATAAATTAGGGTAAGGTATTAATTTTTAATACAATAAGGAGATAATGATATGAAGTTGATTACAGAAATGAGCTATGATTTTGAGCTACATGAGGATAAAAATACCAAAGATATGTTTGCAGTCGGTATTTTCTCAAGTGCTGAACTAAAAAACAATAACAAGAGAGTCTATAAAAAGAATCTTTTGGAAAGAGAAGTTGAAAAGGTCAATGAGAAAGTTTCCAAGAAATGTCTTTGGGGTGAATTAGGTCATCCACCTAATCCTGAAGTGAATCCTGATAAGATTGCAATTAGAACAACCAAATTGGAATGGAGAGGAAATGACCTTTATGGAAAGGCAAAGATTCTTGATACTCCAATGGGTAATATTGCAAAGACTCTTGTTAAAGAAGGTCAAATGGGAATTAGTTCAAGAGGATTGGGAACAGTTGGGGATGATGGATATGTCAATGAGGATTTTCACCTGATTACATGGGATTTGGTGACAGACCCAAGTAATAATCCTTCATGGGTGAATGGTATCTATGAGGGTCAAGAATTTCAGATGGTGGGTATTGGTTCACCAAATCAGACTGTTGTTCCTGATGAAGCTAAGATCAAAGAAGCTCAAAAAGTATACTTTGATTATCTGATGAAAACTATTGACTCTATGATACCTGAAGCTAAATCTTTTAAGAATAGAGATGTTAGTTATGTAGTTGATGATTTTGTTAGATTTCTTATTGGAGACAGACAAAAGGCATTATCAGGTTTGAACAGATGGTATGACCTTAAGATTTCTATTCCTTCAGACCCAAAAGATTATAACAAATTATATGATAAACTATTCGATGGAATAGCAAGTATGATAATTAAATATTTGGACGTGTAATTATGTTTGAAAAGGAAAAAATTCAAGAAGCTTATGAGGATTCTATTCTTAATGAGTCTTCTGATATACAGATAAAAAAAGCCATCGAGAAGGTCTTTCCCACAAAAGTTAAAAAGGTGGAGACTAAACAGAAGTTCATACTCCATCTTTCAAGCTTTGTGGATGATGAGGATATGGACAATTTTAGTAAAATTGATGCCATCGAAAATTTTATTAAGAAAAAAATAAAAGATTCTATTGTAAAATGGAAAGGAACTACAATAGAAATTGAGGAATTATAAAAATGACATTATATAAAGATATTATAGAAAGAGAAGCAACAAATAAGGAAATAAATGAGAAAATTCTAAGTGCATATGATAAGATGCTATTGGAAGATGCCACTAAAAAAGCTCACGGAACTCTTAAAGCCATTATGAATATGTTTAAAGACAAAGAGGACAATGAAATCTATAAAATGGCAAAAGGTATGGAAAAATCATATGAGAAAAATAAAGGATTTTCTAAAGATCAAGCCAAATGGATTTATAATACAGCTAAAGCTTTATTTAAAAAATAAAAAAAGAGGATATATTTATTATGAAATTAAGAGATAGATTAAATAGAGATTTTAGGAATTCAGATGAAAATGAAAAGATTTTAAGTGCTTATGATAAGGTTATTCAGAATGAAGCTTCAAAGAACTTAGTTAAGTGTGCGGCCCCGGATTGTGATGAAAAGGTTGCTAAATCAAAGAAATATTGTCAATTTCATCAAAAAATGGCAAAAAAAATAATGGGTGAAGCTAAAAAACTTTCTGTTCCTGAAAAACATCAGCTTAAAATAGCTAAAAAGACACTTAAAATGTCTGATGCAGGTGCTAATATCATGGGGGGAATGACAAAGAAAGAAGCTATTGACTTTTTGAAAAAGATAGGATATACTGATAAACAAATTAAAAAAATGTCTGAGGAAACAGAAGAACAGACAGAAATAAGAACAATTCAAAATATTTATGAGAAAACTATTTTGAAACATAGATTATAAAAAATTAAAAAAATAGATGGATGGAGATAATTAGCAATGAAATTAAAAAGTTACCTAAATGAACAATCAGATGAAGAGTTTGGTAAGTATATGCAGTCTTTGGCTAATGTTATTGGTAAAGGTGGGATACTTGCACATAAAGGATTCTCTGATTATATAAAAAAAACAACAGGCTATGAGAAAGAAGATAGAAGTTTTACTCCTAAAGAGATCATGGATTTTCTTGAAGATATAAATTACCATACTGAATATGCAATTTTGAATCAACTTGTAAAAGGTAATAAAAAAGAGGCTGATTTATTGCTTTTAATTGCAAAAGAACATCAAAAATTAGGTCATATGCCTTCTGATTTGAGTCTTTTAAGAACTTTTATATCAAGTGATAAAAAATGGTTTAATGAATATTGGAAAACAATCGGCAAAGATACATATAAAGGTATGTCAATTAGACCCGATACCATGAAAATTGCAAAAAAAATGGGAAAAAAAGGTCAAGAATTTCTAAATATGCTGATGGGAGATGAATAATGGATGAAATAAATGAAAAGATTCAAAAAGTTTATATAGAAACCATTCTTGAAAGGAAATTTGATCTTGGTTCAGGACATTTAGGAAATGGTATATCTGTATATAACAAAGCAAAAGAAGTTCATGGAGACTATGAAAAGATAGCTCATATTGATAGAAACCGCAAAGTTACTTATTATATAAAGAATCCACCTAAACAGGTTAAAGATTATATTGAGAAGATTGCTAAAGGCAATAATCCAAATATATCTGCAACTCAATCAGGAAAGGTCTTTAAAGAGAGTGTGGATAATGATCTAAATGAAGCTTCTGAAGTTGAATTTACAGACTTTGATAAGAAAAAACAGGATTTTATTGCTAAATTAGTTGGGAAATCCAACATGAACAAACAAACCTACTTCTCAGGTATTCATGGAACCATTGTTAGTCTACATGATGGTATGAGACCTGCAATGAGACTATCAATGTCAGATATAAAAAATCTTGCTAAAAATAAAGATATCAGATGGATAGATGTAGAATCTATTGGAATGGGATATAATGTAGACAAGGAGAAATAAATGAGACTGAAAACCTTTTTAAATGAAAACAATACGATAAATGAAGCAACAATGACAGTTGATGAATTTTGTAAAAATATGGAATCTGCAATTAAAAAAGTATTCCCTAAATCTTTTGTTAGATGCCATGCATCTACTAGTTTAGGATCATCAATTCATTTACAATTTGCTCTTGGTAAAGATAAATCTCAATTTCAAAATGGAATTATTCAAAATGACCCTGTATTTCACTCATGGATGATAGGATGGAATTCATTTACTGAAGGGCATTTTATCAAGGATAAAATTGTTGCTGAACTTTCTGTTGGTGGTGGAATAAAAGTTGACCCTGAACCGGGTTCACATATGGCATTTGGTAAGGTCAAGATCGGATGGAGAAAGAAAACGGCAACTCCTGAAAAGATGATCAAAGGAATGCAAGATTATTTCAAGAAAATGAAGAAAACTCTAAATGATAATAGAGATCGGATACCTGAAAGGGATATGGAGTTAATTAGTAAGAATTTTTAAATTCTAAGATATAATCAAAAATTTTTGAAGCCCAAATTATAGATATATTCTGTAATTTGGGCTTTTTTTGTATATTTTGTATAATCTATATAAATAATAATAGAAAATAGTAATGGAATCAAATCCATCTCTAGGAGGATATATAGCTTATGGACAAACTTCTTGAAATGTTAGGTGTTCAGAAATTGGAAGAAAAAGAACAGGAAGCTATCAAAGAAAAATTGGAAACTTTGATTGAGCTTAAAGCCAAAGAAAACCTGGACGAAATGCTTAAAGAAGCTAAAGAGAAACTTATTGAAGAATATGAGCAAAAATTTGATGCCTATAAGGAAGATATCACATCTAAATTCTCTAATTTTGTAGATGAAATTCTTGAGAATGAAATGCAAATTCCTGATAAGGTTCTTGAATATGCTCGTAAGGGTGAACTTTATGCCGATTTAATTGAGCAGTTCAAAGTTAGACTTGGTGTAGATGAAGGGTTGCTAGATGAGGAAATAAAATCACTATTGAAGGAAGCTAAGACTGAAATAGTTGAATTGAAAAGGGAACTCGACAAGACAATTTCTGAAAAACTTGAGACTAGAAAAGATGCTCAAGACTTAGCGGCTGAATTGTACGTCAGACGTAAATCTGATGGACTTACAGAAAATCAAAAAAATCATGTTCTTTCAATGCTTGAGGGTATTACGGATAGAACAGAGATTGACCGCAAATTTGACGTTATTTTGGAAGCTTACAATGGAAATGATGATGATGATGAAGATGATGATGATGATAACGACAAAAAAAAGAAAAAGAAAAAGAAAGATGAATCTCATGATGTAGATGGTAAGGGTAAACTCATTAATGAAGATGATAATCAAGATGATGATGATCAACTTGATGAAGATGATAGTCCTTTCAAACAACATCTTGACAGATATCTTTCAGTATTGAAAGAAAACAAAATGTAATGAAAAAAACCTGTTTGCAGTATTTATAATAAAAAACTAGGAGGATATGACTATGAATATTCGTGATTTAGTTAAAAAGTGGGATGCTGTTCTGCAAGAGGGAAAAGTAATAGATTCTGACAGAGTTAGAAAGTCAACAGCAATCATGCTTGAAAACCAACATAATTTCCTAATGGAAACCATTGGATGGTCTGATGGAGCAGATTCACTTGGAGCAGGTGATGGTAGAGGTATTAGTGGTACAACTTATCCTACTTCAGGTATGTTTCACAAGATTGCAGTTCCTATGGTTAGGAGAACTTTCCCTGAATTGGTGGCACATCAACTAGTTGGTGTTCAACCTCTTACAGGCCCGGTTGGTCTTGCATTTGCTTTAAGATTTAGAGCAGGTACAACAGCAGGAACCTATGTAGCTAATACCACAGAATTAGGGTATAATAATATTGATAGCACTTATTCAGGGTCATATATCACATCAGCAGGTGAAGCTTTAGGTTCTAAAGCAGGTTCGGGTGTTGGTAATGATATTGGTCTTGGTGTCGGTGCTGGAACCCATATTCGTGAAGTCAATCTGACAGTTGAAAAAACTCAAGTAGAAGCAAAGACTAGAAAATTAAGAAGCAGATGGTCTCTTGAAATTGCTCAAGACCTGAAAGCTATGCATGGATTGGATTTAGAAGAAGAAATGATGGATATCCTTGCATATGAAATCACACAAGAGATTGATCGTGAACTTATTGCAGCTATTGATGCAACAGTTCGTGGTGTTTCAGGTTATGATACCACATGGGATTTTCTTGCGAGTGCTCAAGGTGTCAAGGGTAGATGGGAAATGGAAAGATATAGAGAACTATATCATCATATTCTTAGACGTACTCAGGATATCGCAATCAATACTCGTAGAGGAAGTGGTAATTGGATTGTTGGTAATCCAAGAGCAGTTGCAATTCTTGAAACTCTAGCGGCTTTTGCTATTGCTCCCGTTCCGGGTGATGTAACCACACAACCTACAGGTGTTAGCAGAATTGGTTCTCTTGATGGTAGACTTGTTGTTTACAGGGATACATTTGAATCGAGAGATCAGCTAATTGTTGGTTATAAAGGCCCATCGGAATATGATACAGGTGTTATTTACTTGCCTTATATTCAGTTATTGGCAAGTAGAGCAGTTTTCGAAAATTCATTCCATCCAACAGTTGGTTTGATGAGTAGATATGCTATCCATAATCACCTATTTGGGGCAAGAGAGTATTACCAATTGATTCAGTTGAGCAATATTCCTCAATAATCATTATTGAGATAGCTACAAATAAAAATCAAAAGGGGTCTTCTAAAAAGGAGACCCTTTTTATTTAAGATGTTGGTATTCCTGTTTTCTTTGGTTTACCCTTCAATTTTTTATCGTTAGATATAAATCCTTTTATAATAGAATTATCTGATTCTATCAAATATGCAATAGAATACATTTCCTCTAATGTCAACATTCTCATAGGCGAATGAAGATTACATTCTGTTATTCTATTTTGACCAGTTAATTTAATTTTAAATTCCATACATTTTGCAAAAACATTTCCAAATTCAGTTTTACAATATTGTAATGATTTACAGGTTGCACATAAACCTATCATATCCTCTAATAAATTTTGTCTTTCGTTTATTCCATAGGATTCATAACTACTCATTCCTAATGCTTGAGATTTTGAAGCTAATTCATCTTCCATTAACCTTTTTTCATCACTTTCTAAATCAGAAAATTTTTTTGGCATATCAAATATCCTTGTCTGTTGATTTTTCGTCCTCTATGAAATCATAGGTTCTAATAGCTATCTGACTTTGATCTAATAAATATTTTGATGATTGATCGTAAAATGCATTACGATATGCTGTAACAATTATTTCTTCAATACCTGCATTTATAATTTCAATCAAACAAGGTGTACATGGCACACCACACGTCATATAGATTTTTGTTCCTTTTAATTTATGTAGACCCAATCTAGCAGCATTGACAATAGCGTTTCTTTCTGCATGACCCGCTACACACCATTCAAGTCCTTGTCCTGATTGAAATCCCATATCAGAAATATATCTTGGACATTTACCCTTTAGTTTATTTTGAAAAAATTTGCCTTTTGGTGAAACATATAGCCATTTTTTATCATCAGTTTTCTTGATGATATAATTTCTGATAGATGAATCATTTAACCATCTATTATCACATGTTTGAACCCCTCTTGGTGGGCCATTATAACCAGTCGAAATTATTGTCTTATCATAAACAATTGCTGCTCCAATTTTCCTTGAAAGGCATTTTGAGTTTGATGCAACTACCTTACATATATTATAAAAATATTCATCCCATGATTTGGGATTTTCTGTATTTACTGTATAATGATTAATCATTATTCCCCCTATAATAATATTTTGCATATATTATACCATAAAATCCTTGACAACTTTACAAAAAAATGATAGAACATAAACAAAATCATAAATACCTTATAGATGGAGTTTATAAGGAGAGTATTTTTATGCCTACAGATGAATTAAATTTAGATAACCTTGATGAGATTTTTCAAGGTGCAGATCAAATAGATAGAGAATTAACTGAAAAAACAGTTGACTTTCAAACAAATATAGACTATGATGATGCAATAGAAGCATTAAAAAGTAATATATATAATGCTAATCAATTACTTGAGAAAATTCAATATGAGATGAATAATGGTAATTTTTCTGCAAGATTAGCTGAAGTAGCAGGAACTATTATCAATTCAGTTACTTCAGCATCAAAGGAAATAATCTCCGATAGGAATTATGGGGAATATTTGGTAATTAGAAAGGCATTAGTACAATTAAAAGCTAAAGAAATTGAAATTAAGGAGCAAAAATATTCAACTCCTAGAAATCAAACAAATGTACTTGTAACATCAAGAGAAGATCTATTAAAAGTTTTAGAAAATAAAAAACCGAAAGAATTAATAATGAAGGGAGATTCTAATGAACAATAATATTGATGATTTTAGAAAAATTGTTATGGAACAACAAAATGTAATTGGGCCTAGAAATTTTCAGGGAAATTTGGTGGATTATATGGATTTAGTTAAAAAAAATCCAGATATTTCTATGCTTGCTCCTGCAAGAATCTATAACATGATTATGAAAAAAGGAACAAGTCCTATTCCAGAAAATCGAAAAACAAAAGGTTATGAAGACCTTGTTAGGTATAATTTTTTCGATGGAAAAATTTTTGGAACTTATGAAGCAATTCATGATATCATGAAATTTTTGAAAGCTGCGGCATATAGGACTGAAACAGGGAAACGAATTCTTATGATGATGGGGCCTGTTTCTTCAGGAAAATCAACCATTTCATATTTAATTAAAAGAGGATTAGAGATGGATGATACTCCTATCTTCCGAATTAAAGGTTGTCCTATTAATGAAGACCCATTGAATGCAATTCCACTTCAATACAGGGATGAATGGGGAGAAAGATTGGGTGTTAGAATTACCGCAAATCTTTGTCCTACTTGTCAATTAAATATTGATAAAAGATATACTGATGAAAAAGGAAATTTAAGGTGGTATGATGTTGAAGTGGAACAGTTCGTATTGTCTGAACAAAAAAGACAAGGAATTGGAACTTTCACACCTTCAGACCCGAAAAGTCAAGATGTATCTGAACTTATTGGTAAAGTTAATATGTCTAAGCTTCATATGTATTCAGAAAGTGATCCTAGATCATATCAATTTGATGGTGAGTTGCAGGTTGCCAATAGAGGTATAATTGAATATATTGAAATTTTGAAAGCTGATACCAAATTTCACCATGTTCTTATCAATCTTGCTCAAGAAGGTGTTATTAAATCCCCTGGTTTCCCAATGATGAACTTAGATGAACTTATTCTTTCACATACAAATCAAACTGAGTTTGATAAATTTCATTCAGATAAAGCAAATGAAGCTTTACATTCAAGAATTTATTATGTAAAAGTACCTTGGAATGATACCATTTCTGATGAAATCGAAATTTATAAAAAACTCATCAAAGAATCGGAATTTCGTGATGTTCATCTTCCACCGGGTGCTCTTGAAGTTGCTGCTCAATTTGCAATTTTAACAAGACTTTATCCATCCAAAAAAATCAATTTAATTAAGAAAATGAAACTCTATAATGGTGATTATATAGAGGAATTTAATAAGGGTAAAGATAAAGATATAAAACTCTTAAGAGAAGAAGGTAGAAATAATGATGAATGTATGGCAGGTATTGATCCTAGATTTATCACCAATGCTATTAATATTGCTTTAGGTCAAAAAGAAAATGTTGAGACAGGTGATGATAGGTATAAGGGTTGTGTTACAGGTCTTGACATGATCAGAGCATTGAGAGATAACTTTGAGCATCATATGGGTGGTCAAGAGAAAGATAAAGAAAACTATATGAAGCTATTATCTGCAAAAGAAGAATCTGTTGTCTCTGAATACATGGAATTTGCTAGAAAAGAAGTTTCAAAAGCATTTATTCATGCTTTTGATGATCAAGCAAATGAACTTTTCTTCAGATATGATCTTAACTGTAAAGCAGATTGTAAAAATGAGACCGTATGGGATGAAATTACAGGTGAACATAAAGACCCTGATGAAAAAATTATGAGAGCAATAGAAGAACTCATTCCAGTTCCTAAAGAATCAAAAACTGAATTTCGTAAGGGTGTCTATGTTTATAAATCTGATTGTCTTGAACAAGGTAAAGAATGGAAATGGAATACTTATAAACCATTAGCATTAGCAATTGAAAAGAAACTTATGAATGATCTTAAAAATGTTGTTACATTATCAATTGCTAATACAGTTTCCACTTCACCTAAGATTAAGAGCAGAAGAACTAAAGCTCTTAAAACTTTAAAAGAAAAAGGATATTGTGATCATTGTGCAAAAGCTTTACTTGGGTTCGTTGGAGAGATTTTGAGACGCGAGAACTAATTGAATAAAATCAATAGGTTAGTGGGGAGTTAGCTCAATTTGGGAGAGCATTAGCTTTGCAAGCTAGGGATTGGGGGTTCAAATCCCCCACTTTCCACCATAGGGAGATATTATGACAATAGTTTATCATGATGATTGGGAGATAAAAAAAGGTCTAAAAGATGCTAAACGTCATCAAGAGAAAATTGATGATGTAATCCGTAAAGGTGTTAAAGATGTAATTGGAAATGAAGAAATTATCACTAATGAAGGAAAGAAAAAAGTTAGAGTTAGTGTTAAGGGATTAAAAGATTATAGATTTATTCATGGTCAAAGTGGTAAAGGTGGTGGTGGTATAGGTCAAGGAGATGGTGAAGCAGGAGATGTAATTGGTAGAAGACCTACAGGTGGTCAAGAAGGTGGAGAAGGTAAAGGTGGTGGGTGTGGTCATGGTGGAGACATGGAAGCTGAAGTTGATCTTGATTATTTACTTGATATAATGTTTGAAGACCTTGGATTGCCTTGGTTAGACCCTAAGAAAAAGAAATCAATTGAAATACCCAAAGGATGGAAGTTTGAAACAATTTCTAAAAAGGGAGTATTTTCTAGAATCCATAAAAAAAGGACAATAAAAGAAGCTATTAAACGAAGTGTTCTTTTTACACAAGAAATTGTGGAACAAACAGGATGTGACATTGATATGGCAGGTAAAGCACTTCAGCAAGCTAAAGGTGATATTGATACTGCTATTGAAATTATTAATAAATCAACATTAGATGAGGATATTCCATCAGCAGGTTTTTTAATTCATGATGATGATCTTAGATTTAAGGTTATTGAAGAAGATATTGAAATCTGCTCTAAAGCTGTTGTGTTTGCTTTAATGGATGTTTCAGGTTCAATGACTAGGGATAAGAAATATTTGGTTAAATCATTATTGTTTTGGTTAGTAAATTGGTTACGAAAACAATATGAATATGTTGATATAAGATTTATACAACATACTGAAATAGCTACAGAAGTTGATGAACAAACTTTCTTTTATGGTGGTGAAACAGGTGGAACAATGGCAAGTTCAGCATTTAGAAAAGCCAATTACATTATTGATACAGAATATCCATTAGATGAATGGAATGTATATACTATATACTGTTCTGATGGTGAAGATTTCGAACCCAAATCAGCAGTTGATTCTATGGAAGATATGGTTGCAAAAAAAATTAATATGTTATCTTATATTGAAGTTAAACCTTCTGAAGATGAAGATGATAAATCAGTTAAATATGAATATGGATATTCAACTTTACTTCCTGAATGTAAAAAGAAATGGAATTTTGAAGAAAAAAAGATTGAAGGTGGTGGTGAGTTTTGGATTAATGAAAAAAATCATTTCTTATTATCAATCTTAAAAAGTAAGAGACATATTTGGCCTTGCTTAAAACATATGTTGGGAATGAATGACACTCTTAAGGAGAAAAAATGAGAAATAAAGAACTTAAAAGATTAAAGAAACTTGAGAATAGAATATATCAAATTGCAGAAGAAAATGGGCTTAAATTTTGTGATATTGAATTTGATGTTGTTCCTCAAGAAAAAATGTTTGAAATGATGAGTTATGGAATGCCAGGGCAGATTTCAAATTGGAAATTCGGTAGGGATTATGAAAAAACAAGAACCATTTATGAACAAATGGGTGTTGGTTTACCATATGAGGTTGTTGTTAATACTAATCCTGCAAGAGCATATTTAATGAAAGATAATACACTTGCTTTACAAGCTTTAATCATAGCTCATGTTGTTGGTCATGTTGCATTTTTTACAATGAACAAATATCATGAAGAAAATGATTCTGATATTGCAAGTAGATTAATTAATGCATCAAAACGATTTGAAGAATATGAAAGAAAATATGGTATTGATATTGTTGAATCAACAGTTGATGCAGGTCATTCTCTTATGTTTCATTCTAATCCGTGGATACCAGAAGAAACAGAACAGGAAAAGCTTGAAAGAATCTTTGAAAAAATGAAGAAAAAGAAACATGATAAAGCTATTACAGAATTTGGTGATTTCTTTGAAGAAGAAGATCAACAAGCAGAAATGGACAGAGAACAATGGAATCATCAAATTTATATGACATTAAAAAATAAATTTCCTGTTGAAGAACAAGAAGACCTTTTACGTTTTCTCATAGATCATTCAAGAAATATTGCTGATTGGCAGAAAGATATTCTTGAAACAATCCGTTCTATTGGTCAATATTATTGGCCTAATATTAAAACCAAATTTATGAATGAAGGATTTGCAACATATTGGCATGAAAAAATATTACGTCAACTTTTCAAAGAAGGTCTTTTAAATCATGATGAACATGCTGAATGTAATTATGCAAATTCCTTGGTTAAAGCTAAAAATCCTTATTCGATGAATCCATATCTTATTGGATTTGAGATATGGACAGACATTGTTAAAAGATGGGATAAAGGACAGCATGGAAAAAAATGGGAAGAAATCCAAGATCATGAAGAAAAACAAAATTATGATGATAGTTCTATGAAAGGGCATGAAAAAATGCTTGAAGTTTTGAGAACTTCTAATGATTGGATGTTCATGCATAATTTTTTAACAGTAGACCTTATTAAAGAACTTCAACTTTATTTATATGTAAGAAAAGAAAACATATTTGTTGAGGAACTTGTTATAACAGATAAAAAAGCAGAGGAAGTTAAAGATATTATTATTAAAAGTTTTTCCCACAGTGGAATTCCAAAGGTAGTAATAACTAATGGTAATTTTGATGACAAGGGGCATTTATTTCTTAGACATGAGTTTATTGGAGCAGAATTAGATTCTGAGTATGCTCAAAAAACATTAGAGCATATAGAGTTTCTTTGGGGAAATGATTGTATTCTTCATACCAAATTGGGTGGGGTTGAAAAAAAATATATAGCTAAAAAAAGTAAACATGATTATAATTTAGCTTTAGACTCGAATGAAACAGAAGATTTAGAATATGCTCCTACAAGTGAAACAAGGATTAAATGACAACAATTGTCAGTAAAGTGACAAAAATTGTCAATATATTATCAATTTCAATAATATGAGTATATACACATTCATATATGTATATACTCATATTTTCAATAAATCCACATATTTATAACTTTTTTTTCATTTTTTTTCTATTTTTTTAAGTTTGGCATACCGATTGCACTACTATATAGGCAAATGCAAACAACAAAAAACATAGGAGAAAACACAATGAAAAAATTCACCGTATATCACACAAGAAATTGGGGCCTGAATACCAAACTTCATTTTTTTGATCCTGAAGACCCTGCAAGTACCAAAGAACTTTGTCCTGAATTTTCAGACGGTTATGTTCCTGTAAAAGAAAACTATAAAGAAGTTGCTCAAGTTCTAAGTGAAAGTCTTGGTGATGTTTTCAGAATTACAAATCACATTAATGTAGCATGGTGGGAAAATCCTGAAGTTCTTTGGCATGAAGAAAGTCGATCAACATCAGTTGGTGATTTGGTTGAGGATGAAGATGGACAACTTTGGTTGTGTTGTGGTGTCGGATGGAGTAAAGTTGAATGGTCAAAAGCACTTGCAACTCACATGATTAAAAGTGATAATTTTGGTGAATACCTTATACCTTTAAATACTGATAAACCTACTGTAATCGGATAAAAAAAGACTTGACAAGCATTATCTTATATGAGATAATGTACTTAAAAAGATAAGAAACCATCTACCTTAAACTAGGACAAAAAAAGAAAGGAAATTAAAATGAAAAAATTAACCAACAAAGAATTAGAAAAACTTCAAGCCCTACGCAAAAAAGCCAATAAGAAACGTAGGTCTTATTGGACTTCCCGAATTGATTCTCATTTTGGATTGAAATAATCCACCGAAGGGATAGCGGGTCAATTAGCAGAGACCTTAAAAAGGCTATTCCTTAAAAGGCGAAACACTAAACCTTAAACCCTAAAAAGGAATCCACACAATGGCAAATTTAATTCACATCTCCGAAACTGATTTAAGTGATTTTTATAAATCTGCTCATGGTTTTCGACCTAGAGGAATCTATAAGGAATGGTGGACTGAAGCTGAATTAGAAACAGAATATCATTATCTTGCCAAAGTTTGTGAAGAAAACCGTATCATGGAAGAAGCTAGGGAACATCAGGCATTGTTAGACTTCAATAAACTTATTGAGGAAACCATTGCGTATGGAGCAGGAGATAGGGAGACTGCTATTAGATGGTTAGTAGATGGTGAATGTCTTGAATTCCATGCTTATGATCTTGAATATTTCTTTTGGGGTCATGGTTTATCATATGAATTACAAAAACAATTTACCAAAGAACTATTAAAGGATTAAAAAAATGAAATGTAAACTTTGTGGTGGAGATGCAGGAAGATTAAATGAGGATGGTGTACATTGGTTATGTCATGCTCGTAATAAATTAAATCAACCTACTCCTTGTCTTGGTAATAAATGTCCTGATTGTAAAGGTGTTGGAAGTCAAAGTAAAGGTGGTGTTATGTTATTCTTTGATTTGGGGCCTGATAAAATAGAACAGGCAATTAATTCTGTTTTTCCACCTTGCCAAACCTGTAAAGGAAAAGGATATATAAATGCTTGCTCCTGATGCCAATGGTGGCATAGTCGGGGTTGCCTAACCATTAGAGTTAGGGTTAACTAACTGCGGTAGAGGGGAAGATGCCCCTCTACCCAAACTAAAGTAAATGAAATGGTTATAAATTTTCTCGAAAAAAAATCTGATAAGCTTGAAAATAAAATCAAAAAAATTAAAAATGATATCAAAGAAATTTGTGAGGAAACAATATTGGATATCTGTGAGTTTCTTTATGAAGAAGATGGATGTATTGATAATAACGAATTTGAAGAATCCTTAAAGGATTTACATGAAGCAATTCATGGATATTTCCAAATATTTCCAAAATAAAAAAAAGCTTGACAACCTTTATCTTATATGAGATAATATAATTAAACACTCAAACAAAAAGGATTAAAAAAATGAAATCTTGGCAAAAAAATACAAGAGAAAAAGCAGAAAAAGTTAAAAAGAAATTCATAAAAAAAACTAAAGAACTTGATATCAGTCCTGAAAAGCTTGCCATTTACAAGAGAAAATTCTTTGGATTTCTTGATGATGTAAATTTAGATCAAGAAAAGGAAATGGTTGAAATTGAGATAGAAATTGCAAGGGGATTATGCAATCATTTGATGAATGAAATGATTATGAATTATCTTAGAACTACTGAATGTGATCATTGTGGCATGAAAAAAAATAAAAATATGGAACTTGTGATATTGAAGCGTTGGTAAAAAAGACTTGACATTCACTTAATAATGTGAGAGTATAATATTAGAAATTACATCCAAAGCAAAAAAATTCGAAATGAATGGGGTTATAAATGAATTTCATTAGCTCAAGAATGTTGAGATATAAAAAAATTTATTCTACTTGTAAACATGAATTCACAAATGATTTCTCATATTATGAATCATTTGGAGATACAAAAAAGATATCTCATATTTATTGTCCTAACTGTTGTGTTCGATGGTGGAAGGACAAAGAATATAATCCTAATGAATGGGATGCGTATATAAATGGATAAATAAATGGATAAACAACATCCATATCAAATTGAAATACCTGAAGGATATCAATATTGTCCTGAATGTGAATTATTGACTCCACATACTTACAATGGGTATGTTGATAAAGTTCGGTATCCTGAAAATTGGGCATGTGATATTTGTGATCATGTAAAAAATGATTATGGATATTGTTGTCCAATGTGTGGATGGGAACATGACCCTGATAATGAACTTGCTCCTGTTACCATAAAAATTAAGAAACATACAACTTCTTGTTTAGAAAAACAAAAAAGACAAAATAACCCTGAAGATGATCATGTCAGCAAACGTAAGTTCAATTCATATTATGATTATAAAAATTTTTTAGATGATTTAAGTTTTGTTGTTGAAAAAATTGAAAATAATTGTGATTGTCCTAAAGTCGATGCTTACCCTATCCAACATATATACAATTATCGGTCAAGTACTCAACATTGGAATATGGAATGTTCTAATGCTATTGAATGGTCTTATGATGTAATGTGTAAAGTATGTTGCTATGTTTTTGAGGTTGAAGATGGAAACTGTTGATAAATATTTTAAAGCATTCAAAATTACTTCTATAAAAATTATTACTCATCAGGAATTGAAAAGAAGATATAGAATTCTTTCTAAGAAATATCATCCTGATAAAGGTGGAACAGAAAATCAATTTAGGTTTGTTCATGATGCATATAAATATTTGATAAATCTTAGAAATGATTTTATAAAACAACAAAATAAAAAATTTTATAATAATAAAGACCTTATCTTTTATGCAGATGGAAGTATTTATAGTAAAAGCAAAAAGAGATGGATAAAATTCAGAGGTCAAAAGATAAATACAAAAGATTAAGAAAAAGCATCAGAATAATAGAATTCATTGAGAAAATTGTTTATTATCTGATGCTTTTTACTGTTGCGAGTTGTCTTGGTGGTTCTGCATTCATTTTTATTGCCTTCCTTATTTCACATCTATTGTAAATAATTTACCTTAATTTTTATAAATATAAGTAATAGATTACTTGTATTAAGGGGTGAATTATGGCTATCCGATATGATGACGATTATATCAAAAGACCAAATATTGAAATAGAGTATACAGAAGATCAGATCATGGAACTTATGAAATGCAGAGATGATGTTCTGTATTTTACCAAAAACTATGTAAAAATTGTTACACTTGATCATGGAGAAATTCTATTTGATCCATATGAATATCAAATTGAAACTTTAGACCTTCTTCAAGATAATAGATTTTTTATTGGTTTATGGGCAAGACAATCAGGAAAAACAACAATCGTTTCTGATTTTGCTCTTTGGTATGCAATATTTAACAGCAACAAAAACATTGGAATTGTATCCAATAAGGAATCTTCAGCTAAACGTATTTTGGATAATATCAAAAAAATGTATGAAGCATTACCTGTTTGGATGAAACCTGGGGTCACTGAATATGCAAAAACTTCAATTAAATTTGATAATGGTACTCAATTAATTATTTCGGCTACAACTCAAGATGCTTTTAGAGGGTGGCCTATGAATATTGTTATTTGTGATGAGTTTGCATTTGTACCTTCCAATAATGCAGAAGATTTTTGGGCAAGTAATTATCCTACAATTTCTTCATCTACTAAATCTAGAATTATAATCATATCAACTCCGAATGGTATGTTTAATATTTTTCATAGATTATGGGTAGGTGCTAATGTTGAAGGAGAAGGTGGGAATTCTTTTATTCCTCAAAAGGTTACTTGGGAAAGAGTTCCTGGCAGAGATAATGCTTGGGCCAAGGAACAAATTAAGAATCTTGGTATTCATGGATTCAATCAAGAATTTGCATGTAAATTCCTTGGTTCAACTAATACTGTTATTAATCCTGAGACCCTAAGAACTCTTTTGAATATGGATAAAGAACCAAAATTCTATGATCTTAAAGATAGAATGAGAGTTTGGGAGAAACCAATTGACGGTGCTAAATATGTAATTGGTGTTGATCCTGCTAAAGGTACAGGAGAACACTTCTCAACTATTCAAGTACTTAGAATTAACTCTGTTACTCCTATTGATATGACACAAGTAGCTGTTTTTGAAGATAATATGACAGATGTATATGAATTCTCACAAATTATTCATAGATTATCTTATTATTATAATAATGCTTATATCTTATGTGAGAATAATGGTGAAGGTTCAGCCGTTATAAGTCAAATTTGGTGGACTTTCGAAAATGAAAATCTTGTTAATTCAGGTTCGAAAGAAGCTAATCTTGGAATCAGATCAAATAAGAATACTAAACCTAAAGCAGTACTATTGATGAAAAAGCTCATTGAGGATGGTTCAGTTGAGCTACAAGACAGAGAAACCATCGAACAGTTAGGTTCATATATAGAGGAAGAAGGAAAGTTCTTTGGTAAAGATAAGGATGATGATTTGGTTGATGCTTTATTTTGGGCATGTTATTTGTTTGAGATGAATATTATTGATGAAGATTGGTCTTTTAAAGGCAGAGAAGAAGAATCAAATAAAGATGATGATGCATGGGGATTCTTATCTGATATTGAAGACGATATTGATGATTGGAGTTGGTTAACAAATTCAAGCGTTTTTGATCAATAAAATATAAATATAGATAGGAGAAAAATAAATGGCATTAGATATTAGAAAAAGTAAATCTGATTTAGCTGATTTAATCAAAAGGAGATTAGGTGCTCCTGTTATTAAGGTTGAATTAACCACACAACAAATTTTTGATTGTATTGATTATGCAAGAGATAAATGGATAAAATGGGGAGCAGGAAATGGTATTGTTGAAACTTATTTTACCGTGATGCTTGTAGCTAATACCAATTTTTATGATCTTCCTATTGGTGTTTATGACATTGTTCAATATGAAGATCAAGGAGCAAATTGGGGAATCAATACTTTATTTACCGTTGATAATTTTCTATATTCAAGAGGGGTTTATGATCCTATGATATGGACAGGTGGATATGGATATAATCTTGTAAATTATCATATAGCTAGAGACTTCTTAAAAACTGTTGATAGATATACTCCATCAATCTACAATTATAAATATCACAAATATACAAATCAAATAGAAGTTCAACCTGCTCCACCTTCAGGAAATGCAATGGAAGTAAATGGTGTAACCTATGATTCTCCGGGATTTATCCTAGTAAGATCATATATGATTGAAGGTAGTCATTATGGTGGAATGGAATCAGACCCATCTCAAAGTTCTTGGAAAAGAGGGGATTCTGATGAGAATTTTTATGTATCAGATTGGATTTTTGATTATTCATTAGCAGAATGTAAGATATTACTAGGAAGAATTAGAAGTAAATTTGCTCAGTTTGCATCAATAGGTAATATTGGTATTTCTTTGGATGGTGATCAATTGATATCTGAAGGGAAGGAAGAAAAAGATAAACTTGATGAGACCCTTAGACTTGAGGAAGCTCATGAAGGGTATGGAATCATACAAGGATAGGAGATAGGGAAGATGAGAAAATTTAGGGAATTCATGGTTGAAGGTTCGGAAAAGGATAACAAAATCTATGATGAGATTATGGATTTTTTTGCTGATAATCCGAAACCAAGTGATGATGAAGTTCATGAATTAGCAGAGAAATTGGGCATGGATTCTCATAAGTTTGAGACCTATATCTATGCTATTTTGGGTTCTATCTTGGGTACAGGACAAGCTAAAAAGAAAAAGCTTACAGAAAAAGACGTTGATTCTAAAGAGTTAAAGATGGGAATCAAGGTGGAGATGGAACATACCAAAAATAAAGCAATAGCTAAACGAATAGCTTTAGATCATTTAGCTGAATTGCCTGATTATTATACAAGATTGTTAAAAATGGAAGGAGAACATTAATATGTCAAAAGAAAAAAATAGAAATATAATTAATGCATATGAACAAATGTTAAAAGATGGAAGTGCATTTAAAGAAGTAGATTTAACAATGCATACTGAACCCGATTTAGGAGAAGCTACAGGAGCAAGAGGGGGAGAACCCATTCCTCAGATATCAGATAATCCTATGGGTCAACCTATAAATGAATATGAAGAAGATTCAGGAAATTATTCAGAATTTGATTCAGTAATGGAGCAAAGGATGAATTCATTAAGAAATAAAATGCAAGGAAAAAAAGGTGGAACTAGAGGAAATTCAGGGGGAACAGTAACTATTTCTCAAAAAGAATTTATATCCTTAAAAACAAGAGTAAAAAGATTAGAGGAAGCTTTAACATTAGTTATGGAGACTCATGAACAGCTTCTAGGATAGGGGGGAATTATGGATTTAGTTGAAAAATATATAGGTATGAATGAAACCTATGATGTAGGGAAAAAATTAAAAAGAAGGGATTGGGTTGATGTGTCGGATTTAGCTCAACATTATATTCTTAAACATGGAGTTGATGCATCCCATTTAAAGAAAGATAAAAAAACAATGGAAATGTTAAATAAAACCGCTGAATTATCAATGAAATCCATGAAGCAACTTGGACATGAGAAAAAAAATACATATAAAGAAATAGCTAAATTACTTGTTAAATTAGACATATATGATTGGACTGAAACGGCATAATCATGGATAAGTTTACTAAACCACTATGGGATTTACATCAGCTTGACGGTAATGTAGAACATGATCTTTTTGAGAATGTTATAGTAGAGTTTACAGATATATCAGGTATAAAAGCAAATTATTATATTAGAAACTCTGCAAGAGAAACAGATTATCTTTATGGAGAAGGTGTAGCATCAAGTTATTTTGGGCCTTATGAGACAAGATTGATATATGAACCTACTGAAGAACCTACTTTAACAACAGGATTTGGAATAAACTCAGAAGACGTTATTTCATTTACAAGCTTACCTAAATGGACATTCACAAGAGATGTTTCGGCAGGATATCATCCTAAACCCGGTGATGTTGTGGTAACGATTTGGAATGATAGAGCATATGAGATTGCAGATATACATGAGGAAGAAAAAATATTCCAATTAAAGAAAATGATTTGGGGTTTTGTTCTTAGACCTTACAGATTTTCAGATGAATCAAGTTCTGCAAGACAAATCTTCAGAGGTACAAGAGAACCTACTCCTGATAGTGTTGTTAATGATAATAAATCAACTCTTACTGCGGCAATCACGGCATTTGGTGATAATGAAGAATTAGAAGATGAGAGTGATGATATATTTGATTATGGGGGAGATTATGATTCTAATGTATATGGATATTAAGGGGGGAATATGGCAAGCACATTAAATGAATTTTTAGAAAAAGCGTTAAAAGATCAACCAAAAGTTAATGAAGGTGGAGTTAATTCTCAATATATAAAGGATATGTTTAAAAAAATCGAATTCCAAAACGGTGAACAACATATAAACAGGTTAGTAGATTTTGTTAGAATATATGATAAAAAATTAGCTAGAGAAATAAATACATTTTTTTCTGATTTTTATAGAAGTCTTATTGATTACGAAAAGAAAGTATTAAAATATGCTAGGAAGGATTAAAATAAACTATATAAAAGAAGTAACAAAAACAAAAGGCTGATGCAATGAGATTTAAAAATTATTTGATGGAAAGGATAGAAAAGAGTGAAGCACAAGAATTTGTAAATAGATGGAAAAACAAATTGAAGGGTATTGGACTTACTCATGTTGAATTTTCAACTCATTTTATTGAAGATAGATTAAATGATAAACGTAATAATCCACCAATAGAAATTGAAGAACTAGATTCTATAATGGATGGATTTATGAGAAAATTTGGTTCCCAATTTATAAAAGATATTGAAAATGTTGCTAATCATACAGCAAAAAAAAGAGGATTTAACAAAAAAGCAATACCTAATAATGAATATGAATTTACTGTAACAAGTACATCAAGTAAAGTAAATCTTGTGTTTGTTCTTAAACAAGATAGAAATAAAAAAGGAACAGCTATGATTCTACCTATGACTATTCAAAGGAAAAAGAATTGGAAAGTAACTAAGGGAGATCATATAATAGTTGAAAGGAGACAATTATGGACTTAATAGACAAATATTTAGGCGAAAGAGCACCATCAATAGGAGAACCTTTACAAGGGAAATCTACTAGACTTTCTCCTAAAGGAATTAAAAAAGAATGGGAAAAATTCTATAATATGGCTAAAGATACAAGTGGTAAATATTTTAAAGAATTTGAGAAAAAATATAGTGGATATAAGTATCAATCTCCACATATTCAAGATGCTCTTAAAAAATCAAATAACTTTGAAGATTTTATGAGAATGATAAAAAAATTTGAATCTACTAGTTTAGATGAATTAACAAAAAAACAAGTTTTTGGTGCTCTTACAAAAGCATTAGCAAGTGGTGAATGGATGAGTATTGATGATATAGCTAAAAAAGCTGTTGGTTTTCCTATGGCAAAAATGGGAATGGAAGCTCATATGCGAGAGTTAGTTAAAAAAGGCAAAGCAAGAGAAAGTATAAAAAGAGGTAAGGCTATTTATAAACTTACTTAAGGAGATGTATTATGGGTTTAATAGAAAAATATTTAGGCGAAGGTAAATATCCATATCTGATGGGTTGGAATTATGCCGATGAAAGAACCAAAGACATATTTTATAATGATGGGGAAGCTGTATATATAAGAAGATATCATGGATATGATCTTACCATTGTGAACAAAAACGGTAAATGGATACCTATTCATGGTGGAAAAAAAATGAAACCAATGAAATCAGCTAAAGATGCATCTATGGCATTAACAAAATATGTTGATAAGTTACCTGATTCTTCAAAGATAATAGGAGATATGGGATAATGAGGTAAAGCTATTTATAAAATTACCTAAGAGGAAGCATGAAACTAAAACGATATCTAAATGAAAAAATAGAATTAACAGGTGAAAGGGAAAAGGATAAATGGTTAAAAGAGGTTGAAAAATGGAAGACTGATTTAAGGAAAATGACAAAAATATATAAATCTCTTAAATCAGAAAATACCCCTCAAGCTGTTAAGCAGTTTAAAGAAGCACAAAAACTATTCATTACATTCAGACAAAATTGGGAAAGATGGTATACTCAATTCATAAAAAAGAAATTTGTTCCCGGTGGAGACAATACAGAATCCATATATTCAAAAGAAGCAAGGGTGAAGGGATGGCAAGCAGAAACTTCAATAGGTTCTCTATTTCCAGATGATTACTATGAAGGTAAATTCATACCAAGACCCGATTTATTAGATTATCCAAGATATGATAGAGGGGATACAAGAAAAAATAAGATAATAGTATATCAAAAAGCATTTAAAAAAGCTTTTGTTGCAATGGAAGAATTAATAAAATATCAATTCGAATTGGTTACTCCCGATAAAAGAGAACAAATAAACATTGCAGGTATAAATCTTCTGATAACAACAGATAGGGATACCGATGATTGGACAAAAAAGAAGTTAAAATTATTCATTGACACATTACCAAAAGCAGTCAAAGCGATAAAACAAGCAGGATTTAAAGATTCATTAAAAGGATTGACAG